TTATTCGTTTTTAATAATTAACTCAATTTGCTTACGCTTTGCCAACGAAGGAAATGACTCGTTGGCATGGAGTAGGTAATGCCAATAATAACCACCAGTAGTAAATTGATTCCCATGCAGGCATCTGCATATTAATTGATTGCCAATATCCATAATACGACCAGCTTCACGAATGCTAGCAAACTTCAAAACTTCATTGCCGCAGGTACTAACAGCCATGACTGGTACTTGCTCTATTAAATTGTTTTTCACTGCATGGTTAACATTCTCTTTAGGGGTAACCCATTCTAAATTGCTTACGCTATTATTTGTCTTAATACCATCTATATGATTGACTTGAGGTAGCTTTTTAGGATTTGGAATAAAGGTCTGAGCTACTAATCTATGAGCAAAAAACCCTTTAACCTTACCATTTTTACATAACCTATATCGAGCATAGCCCCGCACAAAATCTGGTTTTAAAATTCGATCATATTTTGTATTTTTCACTTGACCTTCTGTGTTAATGAAATAGTCCTCATAGTTTTCAATTGGTTTCCACATAATTAATCTCCTTTCTCATATACCTAGTCTTCTTAACTCGTTGGCAATTTTTTTACATAGGACTCTAATATTTGAACTGTCTTATCCTCCATGCCTTCTGTTAAGTGGGAATAGATATCCATAGTAGTAGTTATACTGGAATGCCCTAATCTTTCTTGAACAGATTTCATATCAGCACCATTTTCAATTAACATAGTAGCATGAGTGTGACGCAACATATGAAAATTAAATGGTATATTTATATCGTTAGTGACGATATCTCTGGTATGATTAGCGTGAAAAGGGGTAAAAGCAGTTCCATTTTCTGAGGTACATACAAAATGTATCTCTTTTTTATCCTTTTTATCAAGATTATAGCTATGATAATCTTTGTAAATGAATCCTTCTTCATCAATGAAGAACTTATAATAATAGATGCCATACTTTAATTTATTTTTACTTTGTTCTATTTTGTGTTTTTTTAATAAATTAACTAAAGTATCGCCAATTCTTATTGTCCTTACAGAGGATTGATTTTTAGTAGTAGATAGGATAAATTTATTGCCTTTTCTAGTGACATTCTTTTCTACAGTAAGTGTTTTATTGTCCAAATCTATATTTTCCCACTTCAAAGCACACACCTCTCCTACTCTCAAGCCTGTATGAAATGCAATTTGAATAGGTATATAGTGTATAGTTCCTTTAAATCTTTCTAATATTTTTTGATATTCATCTAATGTAACTGTTTTTTTATCATCGTTTTTCTTCAATGATGGCATTGTCACATACTCCATAGGGTTATTTTTTATAAATTGACAAGGATGAACGGCATACTTTAGCGAGCTAGATAATATGGCTTTCATATTTTTTATATATTTTAAGCTATAATTTTCTTTGACTTTATCATTAATAAAAGATTGTAAAACTGTTGGAGTCAAAGAGTTGAGTTTATACTTGCCTAGATCTGGTTTAATATGATTTTTTATTATAATATTTCTTAACTTATAAGTAGTATGTTTTAAGTTTGTTTCTACATATTCCTTCATCCAATAATCCATATAATCGGATACGGATATATTTTTAGGTTCAAAAAATTGTCCTGCATTTTCATATTCAGTTAGTGCAATTCTTCCAACCCTAAGAGCCTCTGCTTTAGTATCTCCACCAACTCTTTCTATCCTCTTGCGTTTACCATCTATAGATGCAGTTTCAAAGCTATAGTACCATTTCTTTCCTCTTTTTCTTGCTGATACAGTCATTTTTATACTCCTTTCTTAAACTTATGTTCTTTTTTGAATTTATATAAAAGAGCCGAGTTAGGCTCTGAATATCATTCCTTTATTCCCACACTTCCATTACAGCCAAAGGATCAAAATAGACAGCATAGTTATCGATTACATAAAACTGTCCATATTTTTGACTATAATACTTTAAAACTTCTTCTATATATTCCTCAGTAACATCTAGATATTCGGCTAGTTCGAATCTATTTCTAACGCCAGCTTTGTAAGCGTTAATTAAATCAATAATACCTACTAATTTTCTATATCCCCATGCTCTAGCTTGTCTCTCTTGTTTCCGATTTCTAACATCTGATTGGTCTAACACGTCACCAATATTTGCATGATAGTGCCCTAGTTCTTCAACTAATGCACATTTCTTATCTGCATTGTTAAGGTCCTTTTTTATAGCAATCCTATTTCCTTTAATCCTTCCTTTATAAGCTTTGAGAGGTTTCTCTTTTACAATTAATCCGTGCATTTCTGTTTCTATTAATAATTCTTCATAAGTCATTTGCTCCGTCCCCCTGTCAACCTATTAAAAATCGTCATCATCCATTATAGCATCGTCATGAGCTTTATCTTCTTCAGAGGCTCCTTCAATTTCATGTGCTGCATTAAGAAGCAAGTGGTCAGGTGTTTCTTCTTTCCTCTTTTCATTAAGATTGAGAATTTTAAAACGCAAATATGATTTTATATCTTTTATAAGCTCGTTATATTCACTTATTGATATATTAAAAGATACATCACCATAGGTAATGGTATAGTATTCTTTTTCAGGTAACTCGAAATCTTTTGGAGGTATGAGCCAAGAATTATATTCAATATCGCAATCTATAAGTTTAAGTGCATTAATAAATTTAGTTTCTTGCTCACTTTTGGACAATGTTTTTTCAAGATCATCCCATCCCATTAAATAAGCTGGAGTTGTATTTAAAATTTCTGCTAAAGGCTCTATTACAGTAATAGGTAAATTTTCAATTTCGTCACTTTCATATCTGTATATTGTTGCCCTATTTTTACCTAATTTATCTGCTATATCATCTACCGATAGACCTAATCCTTTTCTTAGTTCTTTAATTCTTTTTCCGATGCTCACTCTTATCATCCTCCCACAAAATATCAAATCTAATTTCATTATACCTTATATTCGCAAATATGCAACATAAAAACGGTAAAAAGTTAAATAATTATAAAAATATGCGAAAATAATATTGACTTTAGAGAACAAGATGATATACTTTAATTAAAGTCGCGTAAAATGCAACAAAGAAATAGGAGGTGTAAAGAGTGGTAAATGTCAATAAATTGAAGGGGAAAATAGTAGAAAATGGACTTAACATCTCTGAACTAGCTAAAAAGATAGGTTTGGATAGAAGTACACTTTATAGAAAACTAAACAGCGATGGTGAAACTTTCACAATAAAAGAAGCTAATTTAATTTTCAGGGAGTTAAAGTTAACAAAAGTAGAGGCAATGGAAATTTTTTTTAATTATCATGTCGCATGAAGTGCAACAGTTATAGCAAAGGAGGAAAGCGAATGAATGATTTGCAAATATTTAAAAATGAAGAATTTGGAGAAATAAGAACAGTCTTAATTGAAGGTAAACCATATTTTGTAGGAATTGATATAGCTAGAGCATTAGGATATAGCAATCCTAGTAAGGCAATTATACAACATTGCAAAGGGGTTACCAAAATGGGAATACCTTCGAAAGGTGGGATACAAGAAACAAACGTTATTCCAGAAGGTGATATTTATAGGCTAATAACTAAATCAGAGCTACCATCAGCAGAAAAATTTGAAACTTGGGTATTTGATGAAGTTCTACCATCTATAAGAAAACATGGGGCATATCTAACAGATGGAGTTATGGACCAGATACTAAGTGACCCAGATTTTGGGATTAAACTTCTTATGGAATTAAAGACAGAAAGAGAAGAAAAGCAACAGTTACAATTAGCTAATCAAAAACAACAACAAATAATTGGAGAGCTAAAACCTAAAGCTGATTACACAGATAAGATTCTAAAGAATAAAGGGCTTGTTACAATAACGCAAATAGCTAAGGACTATGGGATGAGCGGAACTGAAATGAATAAGTTGTTGTATCAATTAAAGGTACAATACAAACAAAGTGACCAATGGCTTTTATATAAAGAACATCATGGAAAAGGATATACTCATTCAGAAACAATTGACATAGTTAGAAGTGATGGAAGAGCAGATGTGAAGATGAATACTAAATGGACGCAAAAAGGAAGATTGTTTTTATACGACTTATTAAAAGAGAATGGCATATTGCCAACTATAGAAAAAACTGCATAGTCGAAAAGTAGAAAATGTATTTGAAATAAACGAATCTCAAAATTAATTTAGAAAAACAAAATTAAAGGGGGGACAAAGATGAACAGTTTAATAAAGAAAGAATTAGTTTTAGATAGCAGAGAAGTAGCAGAAATGGTGGAAAAGAATCATGCACATTTATTAAGAGATATAAAGATATATATCGAATATATTTCAACCAATCCAAATTTGGATTCGTTAGACTTCTTCATCGAAAGCACATATATAGATGCAAAAGGAGAAGAAAGACCTAACTATAATTGCACTAAAAAAGGTTGTGAGTTTATAGCCCATAAGCTTACTGGACAAAAAGGCACTCTGTTTACAGCAATATATATTAATAGATTTCATGAAATGGAAAGTCAATTAAATATGAAAGGTACTTTATCAAATCTAAGCCCACAACTACAGTTATTAATAAATATGGAGTTAAAACAAAAAGAAATAGAAGCTACTGTAATTGAGACCAAAGAAGAAATCCAGGCAATGAGAGAAGTAATAGAAATTAGACCAAGTGAAAATTGGAGAAAAGAAACCAATTCAATAGTTAATAAAATATGTAAGAAGTTAAATGATTATCAAAATCCTAAAGATGAGATTTATAAAGCTTTAGAGGAAAGAGCGAAATGTAATCTTAAAATTAGACTTAACAATTTAAGAGGTAGAGCCTTCGATAACTGTTGGACGCAAACTAAAATCAATAACCTTAATTATCTTGATGTTATAGCTGATGATGGTAAGCTAATTGAAATCTATACAGCAATAGTTAAGGAAATGGCAGTTAAATTTTTATAAAGCGAGGTGAAGATAAATGAAACCAAGATTAGAGTTATTAGAAAATACTTTATACACAGTAGAGGAGGTTGCTGTTGTAATAAAAACTAATACTAATTATGTCTACAGCTTAATAAAAGCGGGTCACTTAGAAGCATTAAAACTAGGAAGAATTAAAGTAAGAAAATCGGAAGTAGAAAGATTTTTAAAAGAAGCTCAAGGATACGACTACACGGACCCTTACAATATAAAGGAATTGGCAAACGAGGAGGAAAAATCAAAATGTTGAATATAATATGCAACCTAATAGCCAAAATAGTTTTTCTAGGCATAAATGGGACAATCTGTATACCGATTTTAATAGCTTTGTTTCCAGAATTTGTGGGACAAGTTAAAGATATAGCTTATGTAAGCAATAAAACATTTAAAATGGGGGAGAGCAATGTCAAATCTAGAAAAATGGGACTTCATTAAAATTCTAGACTTCAACAGAGAAGAACTAGACGAAGAAGAAATGAAAGACTTCATAGGGACAGATGGGATTATAATAGGTATCTTTGGTGACTCTGGATACCGATATGATGTGATTTTATTTAATATGGGTTTACAAAAGAAAGCTATGGACAACGGTGGAATCCTTTGGAGGGATGAAGATTTAGAGAAGTTAGAAATTGAGGGGGTGAAATAAACATGAATGAAGATAAATACAAAGAACATCGTGGCAGTTGGCCTGTTCAATGCACTCTAAAATACGATAAAAGAAAAATAGGTAGAAATGAATCTTGCCCTTGTGGCAGTGGAAAGAAGTATAAGAAATGTTGTGGTCCAGTTTTTAGAAATAATAGATGTCATTTAAATAGTCAAACCCTTTATTAAGAAGTCTAGGAGATGAATTAAATATGGAAACTAAAATTCAATCAATTAACTTAGTTCAGAATAGAGAGAATTTGATAACTAGATATGAGAATGTGCTAACAGAGGTAGAATTGGAGTTTATGCTGAATTATCTAGTAGATAGCATAGAAGTAGGAGAAATATATGATTTCTATGTAGTAACTGATGATATAATTCTCGACCATATCAATCTTTATGTTTCTAAGATAGAAAAAACTACAGATGATCATATCATTCATGGAACTAATGATGAAGATATAGAAGTAAAATTTTATCTTTCTAAAACTGAGTTTTGGATAAGGTAGGAGGTGAAAAATTGATTACTATTAACTCTCAAGATTGCAAAGAAAAGTTCTATCAATCATTTAAGACACAATTAGAACAAATAAATAAAACTTATGATGAAATCTGTATTGCATGTATAGGCACAGATAGAAGTACTGGAGATAGCTTAGGTCCTTTAGTAGGTTACAAACTTGGAGAATTAGAAGGAATTAGGATTGTAGGTAACTTGGATAAACCACTTCATGCACAAAATTTAAAGGAATTCGTTTCTTCCTTAGATGAAAATACTCTTGTAATAGCTGTAGATGCAGCACTAGGTAAAGAGGAAAGAGTCGGATTTATAAATGTAAAGCAAGGTGCATTAAGACCAGGTGCAGGAGTAGGGAAAGATCTACCCCATTTAGGAGACATAGCAATTACTGGAATTGTGAATATTGGTGGAATGATGGAATTTATGGTATTACAGAATACTCGATTATCCGTAGTTATGAAAATGGCAGATGTAATTTCAGAAGGTCTGAAAAGAGTTTTAAAAGAAAAAAGCTCTCAGGGACGGCAATCCCAAAAGAGCCAATAAGAAAATACTCAATTAAATTATATCAAATAGGAGGAATTAAGTAAATGAAAACAATGACTATAGAAGAATTAAGGAAGAGAGAACTTCAATTTGGTGATGTATTGTATTTTGAATGCCAGAGCGAAGATTTTAAAGGCTGGTATCTAATTATGAAAAATTGCCTCATAGGATTAAACACTCCCACCCCTATCGCATGGCGACCTAATTGTATTGATGAAAAATTCATAACTAAAATTATTTTAAATGAAAGCATAGATATTTTATCAGCTGCATATGATTTTTCGCAATTTATGAGAAGCTTTAACGACTCTTTGGATTCACACCTAATTACTTACATCGTTAAGAAAAAGATGGCTAAATATGTCCATTGCGTACATTTTGGTAGTTCAAAATTCTACACATGGAGAGTTCCAGAGAAGCTAAACAATGTCAAGTTTAAAAAAGGTGACATTGTAGAGGTAGATACCATGTATGGCAATAAATATGTAGAAGTCCGAGAAACAGCTGAATATGAGTATGACGAGAAAACTAAGGAAGTCATAAACCTAATAAAAACCGATGACTTACCATTTTAAGGGGGAATTACATTGAAAAATTATCAAATAAATCCAGTTAATATAGCAAGCCTAGTTGAATTGACAGCAAATTTGTTCAAGACAATGGATAAAGGAATACCCTATTGTCCAAATAGAAATGAAAAAGCTACACAAATGCACTTCGTAGCAGATTTATTAAAGGATTTAGTAAATACAGCTTATCCAAGGCAAGAAAGTCCTAAGAAAGGATTACCTAGAGATATGTTGGATGCCATGGCATATGGGCTAGATAAGGTAATCGGAGAAGATTCTACAGTCATAACTGCACTTAATCTAGACTTCAAATCATTTGAAGAAGCTTTACAAAAGATAAACAAGATTATGAAAGACTACAAACCACCAAAGGCAGGTGAGTTTTAGTGGATACCGATTATAAGAAACTTACAGAAGATTTAATTCAAGCCAGATTAGCAGCAGAGAAAGCAGCAGAAGGTGAAGATGGTGGAACTGCAAATTTAGATACTATGACAATAAAATTACCTAGAGCAAACGAAAAGAAAGTCATTGAAGCAGTTAAGAAAGCAGGACTTTATACAAGAGGTAGAAGGGATTGGTTAGGTCCTAGATATTTTATATCAGGTCCTGGTGGACAAGGCAACTCAAACACAAGAGCAGTTGAAGCTATGACAAAGGTTATGAGGGAAGCAGGGTGGAATGTTTTAATTTATTATCAAATGGATTAAGGGGGAGAAGTAATTGGAAATTATCAAAGGTAAAAATTTAGGTGGTTTTGATTTAATGCCAGCAGCTGAAGGAACTTGTCCAGAATGTGCAACAAAGCATGAACCTGAATTTCCACATAATCAGCAGAGTTTATTCTACCAATATAAATTTTATAATGAGCATGGTAGATGGCCAACTTGGAAAGATGCAATGGAACACTGCTCGGAAGAAATGAAAAAATTATGGACTAATGAATTACAGTCAAGGGGGATTGAGATATGAACATTAAACTAAATTGGCTACACCTAAAGAATTTCAAAGGAATTAAGGATTTTAAGCTAGTAGCAAACGGAAAGAATGTTTCAGTATTTGCAGATAATGGAAAAGGAAAAACTACTCTAATGGATGCTTTCCTTTGGCTCTTATTCAATAAAGATAGTAACGATAGTACAAACTTTACAGTAAAGCCCCAATCAGAAGATGGCAGGACATTCATCACCTACAGACCGAAGTAGAAGCAGAACTATTAATAGATGGAAAACCATTAAAAATAAAGAAAATGCAAGAGGAAAAATGGGTTAAAAGGCAAGGTACAACAGAAAGAGTATTTGATGGACATAAAACTTCATATTGGTTTAATGAAGTACCAGTAAAAGCAACAGAGTATAAGACAAAAGTGGATGATTTAATCAATGAAAATATATTCAAGATGATTACCAACCCACTATTTTTTAACACCAAATTGAAGTGGGAAGAAAGAAGAAAGATTCTTTTAGAAATATCAGGAGATGCGACGGATGAACAGATAATAGCTTCAGATGAAAGTTTAGCAAGATTAACTGAAATATTAAACGGTAGGTCCATAGATGATTATAAATTAGTCTTAGCAGATAAACTCAAAGGCCTTAAAAAAGAAAGAGACGATTTGCCACCAAGAATTGATGAATTAACACTATCACTTCCTCAGGAAGAAATTGACTATTCGGCAATAGAAGTTGAATTAAAAGGATATAAGGACCAATTAGCAACGATTGAATTTCTAATGACCAATGCTACTAATAAAGCCAATGGACTCAATAAGAAACATCAAGAGTTATATTCATTAAAAGGCCAACTAGAGAAGGTCAAAGAAAAAATTAAGTTAGAGTCGGGAGCAGATAGGCAGGAACTGGTAAATAAAAAACTAGAGTTAGAAAATGGTAAATACCTTCTAGAAAGCAATATTCAATTTCTAAAAAATAGTATAGGCGATAGGTCAGCTATTGAACTTGGAGAAGAACAATTGAGTAAATTAAGGGCTGAATGGAGTTCTTTAGATAGCAAGAGAAAAGAAATTATGAATTGGGAATTTGTAGAGCCATCTGAAGATGATTTTAATTGTCCTACTTGTAATCAAGCTTTGCCACAGGATTCAAAAGATGCAAAGATAGACGAAATGTATGAGAACTTCAAGAAAAATAAAAAGGCTGAACTTGATAATGTAATAGCTCAGCTAAACAAAAATAAAGAAGATGGTTTAAATACTGCTAAAAGAAATGAGTTAAATAAGCAAAATAAGTTATCTCTTGAAAAAGAATTAGAAGAAAAATTATTAAAACTAGAAGAAATATCAAAATCAATAGCTGAATTAGAAGTAGAGTTATCCAAACCAGTAGTTGAACCAGATTACACTCAAAATAAAGAATACAATGAAATATTCAGTAAAATCGAACAGTTGCAAACTGAATTAGATAAACCTGTAGAGGATAAGTCAGTTGAATTACTTCAAAGAAAATCAGAAATACAAGCTCAAATAGATGATTGCAATAAGGTCTTAAACAGTAAAACAGAAACCGAGAAGAAAAAAGCTAGAATAGAGGAATTAAAGACAGAGGAAAAGAGAGTATCGGCTCTTATAGCTGAATTGGAAGGTCATAAATTCTTGCTTGAAAGATTTACAGTAGCGAAGGTAAATCTACTTGAAGATAGCATAAATAGCCAATTCAAACACGTAAGATTTAAGTTGTTTGAAGAAAACATTACTAATGAAGGGGTCAAGGAAACTTGTGTTGCTCTAGTGAATACTAACGGATCTTACGTTAAATTTGAAGATGGAAACCTAGCAGGGCAGATAAATGCAGGTTTAGATATAATTTCAGCCTTATCCAAATTTTACGGTGTTCAGGCTCCAATATTCATAGACAATAGGGAGTCAGTGAGTGAAATCATGGAAATTGATAGCCAGATAATTAATCTAATTAAGCCACCAACATGGAATGAGTTGGATAAGTCAATTAGAAATATGTTGATTGAAAAGCAAATAGAGAAATATCCAGAAGTATCGGCAACAGAAGACCCAATATACCACTTAGATGTAGCTAGACGTGAATGGAATGATAGGAATAGTAGCTTAAGGGTGGAGATAGGAGAATAATGCCAGAACTTAAAATAGGCGACAGATTTTATTCTGTAGGCAACTTCTATGTAACTTTAAATGAAATAACTGACACGGACTATGTATTTATAGATGATGGAGGTTCTCCATGGGGTGGTTCCAAGAAGGATATAGGAGATTTTATAGTACAAGGGATATTAACTAAAGTAAGTGAGGTGGAGTAGGTGGAAATTAAAGTAATAAATCTTTCTGATGAATCAGAATTTGAAAATATAGTAAATGCTTATTTAAAAGAGGGTTGGAAAGTATCTTCAACATCTTGTGGGTTTATAGATAGTGATACCTATAATTATGCAAGTGTGCTACAAGTAATTTTAATTAAGGAGGAATGCTAAATGTCAAATAATCAAGTAGCAGTTCAAGATATAGATTTATCTTTAAGTCAAAGATTTACAAATGCAATGGTACAAGAGTTTCAAAGCGGGGTAGGGGCAGTAGCTCTTACCGACTTCCAACAAAGATTAGCACAGAATTATTTTATAGCTATAGATGCAGCTTTAAAGACAGCAGAAATAAATAGACAAAGAAAGAAAACTAATAAAGATCCATTACCAGTAGTTTGGCAAAATGTAGATATGAATTTATTAGCTAGAAATTTAGTAAGCTATGCAAGAATTGGACTAGACCCAGCCCAAAAAAATCATATTCATGCTATGCCTTTTAAGAATAATTCAACTAATAAATATGACATTGTTTTTATCGAAGGATATAGAGGAATTGAATTAAAGGCTCAAAAGTACGGATTAGATGTACCAGATGCAGTAATAGTTGAACTTGTATATTCAAATGACCATTTTAAGCCAGTTAAGAAAAGTAGAACAAATAAAATTGAAGATTATGAGCTTGAAATTACCAATGCATTTAATAGAGGGGAAATTATAGGAGGATTTTACTACCACTTATACAATGATAATCCATCTAAAAATAAATTAGTAATCATGACTATTGATGACATATTGAAAAGAAAACCTAAATATGCAAGTGCAGAGTTTTGGGGTGGAGAAAAAGATGTTTGGAAAAATGGGCAAGTAGTCGGAAAGGAAAAGATTGAAGGTTGGTATGAACAAATGTGTTATAAGACCATCTATAGAGCAGCTTACAACGATATTACCATAGATAGCCAAAAGATAGATGATGATTATCTGAGATTAAAACAGTTAGAAAATCAAGCTACAGAAAGTATGGTACAGGCTGAAATTGAAGAAAACGCAAATACTGAATACCTAGATTTTGATGGAGATACAGGAGAAATCGTAGATGGTGAAGTTGTCGAGGAAGAACCAGAGGTTGTGGAAGTAGAGGAAGAACAAATTGAAATGGAAGGACCAGGATACTAATGAAAAGTATCGAAGAAATTAAGCAAAATGAAAGATTAATTATTCAACAGATAGGTCTAGATGGAGGGTATGCCTTTGCATATCTTCCAGGAACTAAAAAGCCAGTAGCAGTGATATTTAGTTGTGGTGGAGATTGGGACCATGTATCGGCAAGTTATTCAAATAGGACTCCTACTTGGGATGAAATGTGTTACATCAAGGATATTTTCTTTAGTGAAGATGAATGTGTAATACAGTATCATCCACCTAAGAGTGATTATGTAAACAACCATCCTCACACGTTGCATCTATGGAAACCTCAAAATGAGAATATTCCAATGCCACCAAAATCTATGGTTTAGGAGTGATTAAATGAAATTAAAAGTTTTAGCAAGTGGAAGTAAAGGTAATTGCTATATCTTAGAAACTTTAGCAGGGACCCTCATATTAGAATGTGGTATCTCTTGGAAAGAGATATTACTAGGTTTGAACTATGATATATCAAGGGTGATAGGTTGTTTGGTTAGTCACGAGCATAAAGATCACTCAAGAGCTATTGAAGATGTAATGAACGCTGGAATTGATGTATGGACTAGTCAAGGAACTATAGAAGCATTAGGGATAAAACATTATAGGCTTAAACCCATAAAAGATAAAGATAGATTACTTATGGGAGATATGACCATATTACCATTTGAAGTTCAGCATGATGCAAAAGAACCACTAGGTTTCTTAATAAGAAATAGACCAACTGGTGAGAACTTATTATTCATCACAGATAGTTATTACAGTAAATATAAATTCAAGGATTTAAAGTATATCATGGTTGAATGCAACTATATCAAAGAAACGTTAGATGAAAACATAGAGAATGGATATATCGACCAAGCTATGAAACCAAGGTTACTACAGAGCCATTTCAGCCTTGAAAATGTAAAGGAATTTCTAAAAACTAATGATTTAAGTCAATGTCGTGAAATTGTACTCTTGCATTTATCAGATAGAAATAGCGATTCTGAACAGATGATGAGAGAAATTAGGGAAGTAACAGGCATTACACCTAAAGTGGCAACTAGAGGGTTGGAAGTGGAATTAAATTTATATCCATATTAGGAGGGTTGTATGTGAAAAGATGTGAACATTGTATTAACTGCAAAATCATTATTGATGAACTCACCAATGCAGAGGCAAGATGTATGGCGACAAAGTCCAAGAAAGGGAGATGTATTACTTGGGCGTGCACAGTTTATAAAACAAGAGAAGATGCTATGTGGCGTGTAAATGGAACTGCTGGAGAAAGCAGGGTAAAAGAATCGCTGTCGAAATAAAAGAAGGCTCCAAGTTGGTGTCCTTTAAGGGGTGATTAAATGAAAAGATTAATTGCCAAAAGAAGATTAGGGCTAAAATGTGAATTTTGCAACAGAACTATCTTCAAGGGTGAAGTTTATTACAAGCATAGGACTGTATTTACAGAAGAAAACAGGGTTTATGGGTATACGTCTTACATTTGCCCTAAATGTAAATATAAAAGAGAACAATGGCATCTAAGATTTTTAATATTCAAGCATAATAAATGTACTCATCCAAAGGAATTTATAGATACAAAGTATACCAACGAAAGATGTCCAAGTCCAGATTATGACTATTGCAGGTTATGTGGAACTGCATTTTAAAAATAAAAAATAGGGGGAATTATCGTGGAACAAATTATACAAAATTTAAAACAGCAAGCAAGAGAGTCATGGAGTGGCAGAACAGGAGAAGAAAGGGCAGAAAATCTTGAAAAGTATTTAAGAAATAAATTAGAGGAGTATTCAAAAGCATTAGGAATTTCGCAAGAAGAAATTCTGAAATCTTGGGAAGAAGATAGAAATTATTCCACAATCAATTATTATCAAGAATGCAATCAACCTTCTATAAAAAGTGATAAGACGAAGGTGTTTGAGACGGTTGAGGATATGTTGAAGTCTATAGGTAAGCGAGGGTTTAGATGCCCTTCATGTGGTGGGATTTCTTCAAGTCCATATGAATGTAATAGTGGGTTAGAGATGGCTAAAGGCAAAACATGTGATTGGAAAGTATATGGATTATTTGGAGACTTAGGCAAAGGAGTATTTGTTTACTGTAAAGATAAGTTAAAAGGCGAAACAATATTTATGCCTATAGCATGGGAAAATAACGAAGTGGAAGTTGAACCAGAGCCAGAGCCAAGTTTTAGCTAAAGGGGTGAGGACAATTAATAAAGATACTAAAATAACTATTTTATATTTTTTAGTTTTCTTAGTAGCTATAGGAGCATTAAAGGCAGTGATTAATGAAACAAAGGCAGAAATCGAAACTTTAAAAGTAGAAATAGGACAACTAGAGGATGAAAGGTTAAAGTTGCAGAATCGAAAGGAATTTCTTGAGGATATCCTAATTAGAAATAAGCAAGAAAAGGAAATGTTAATTCTGCAAGTAAATGATTTAGAAAAAGAAAACGAGCAACTAAGGACAATTAGAGCAAAACTGACAGCTTATTCTCCTTTGGATAATCGTGACGGCCAACAAGCTGAAGGTGACCCCACTAGAACATCTATAGGTAAAAGAGTAAGTCGAGGAATAGTGGCAGCAGACCCAAGGAAGCTTCCATATGGTACTAAATTAGAAATACCGAATTGGGGAGTTGTAGAAGTTGGTGACACTGGTGCAGCTTTAAGAAATGACAATAAAAATATCAGGATAGATTTATTTCACGAAACTTATAATCAGGCCATGCAATTCGGTGTCAAAGATACAGAAGTCAAGATACTAGAATGGGGCGATAATTAATGGCAGAAGTTAAATGGATAAAAATTGTCACAGATATATTTGATGATGAAAAAATATTGTTTATAGAGCAATTGCCTGAAGCAGATTCAATTATAGTCATTTGGTTTAAATTACTAACATTGGCAGGTAAAATCAACAACGGTGGAGTTCTATTATTCAATGACAGGATACCTTACACGGATGAAATGTTATCGACAATATTTAGAAGGCCAATAAATACAGTTAGATTAGCATTAAGGACATTTGAAGATTTTGAAATGGTAGAAATAATTAACGATACAATAACTATTCCAAATTGGAGTAAACATCAGACCTTAGACCAGCTAGAGGAAAGAAAAGAATATATGAAACATTATATGAGGGAGTATAGAGAAAGGCAAAGGATGTTAGCTAGTGGTGAAGAATGTAAAGTTAACAGTAAATCTAACAATGTACCTAACAGTAAAGCTAATGTTAGCTCCCTAGATATAGAAGAAGATAGAGAAGAAGATAGAGAAGAAGATATAGATATAGAAATAGATAAAGATACTACTATAGAAAAACCTTCAATAGCACCACATAAAGAAATAGCTGAACTTTATAATGCTATATGTATTTCATTCAATCCAGTAAAACAGATAACTAATAACCGCAAAGGCAATATGAATGCACGTTATAGGGAAAATGGTTGTAATGTAGAAGTTTTTAGAACTGTATTTAATAAAGTGCAAAATAGTAGCTTTCTAAGAAAGGGTTGGAATACTGGAGGAAAGGCAGACTTTGAATGGATAATGAAACCGACTAATTTTGTGAAGATATTAGAAGGAAAATATGATGATAAAACAGATGGAGGTGACTCAAGTGGAGCAAATAAGCCAAGCAATCAAGAACATGACCAATACGAAGGAATCGGAATTAAACTTAATGACTTGCCGTAAATGTGGAGAAAAGCTGGTTATGGAAGTAAATATATTAGGCGAAAAGAAGATAGTGCCAATCTCATGCAAATGCCAGCAATCAGAATATAAAAAAAGAAAAGAAGATGAAGCTAAAAAAGAAATGCAAAAGAAATTAGATAAATTAAGAAAATATTCCCTAATGAACAGTAAATTCTTTGATTGCACCTTTGAAACTTATGACATAGACAAGCAGAACTCTAATTTATACAAGATTGCACTTAACTACTGTAAACAATGGCCAGATATGAAAAAAGAGGGAATCGGTTTAATGTTTTGGGGGACTCCTGGTACTGGTAAATCTCATACATCATTTTGTATAGCGAATGAACTTATGAAGAATTTAACTCCAGTGATTGCTATAAGTTCTATTGGTCTGATTGGAAAGATTTATGACAGCTATAGGAAATATGGAACTGAAGGAGAATATGAGATAATAAATACTTTTAACAATGCAGATTTACTCATAATAGACGATTTAGGGTCAGAGCATGAGAGTCATGGAGGAAAAGAGAAACAGATACTTTATTCAGTCATAGATACTAGAATTAGAAACGGAAAACCGATGATAGTAACTACAAATTTAACTTTATTACAGCTAAAAGATAAATTAACTTATGATGATGGAGTCCCAAGAACTTATGACAGATTGATAGAAATGTGTACGCCAATTCAAATAGAAGGACCATCAAGAAGGGTTATATCGGCTAGGAAGAAACAGAAAGAAGTATTAGAGAGATTGTTGAAGGATTAGGAGGTGACTTTGTGGGAAGTAGGAATGAAGATTATATCGAGCAAAGAGCAATTGATACGGCAAATTATCTTATAGAAAATAATTCGACTATAAGGGAAACAGCTAAGCATATGGGAGTGTCTAAGACAACCGTTCATAAGGATTTAGTAATTAGGCTCAAGGATATAAATCACTCTTTGTATGAAAATGTAAAAGAAGTCTTAGCTACAAACTGGGAAGAGAGATATCTTAGGGGTGGATTGGCTACAAAGAAAAAGCATGAGATGTTGAGAGAATAGGAGGGATTATTTGAAAACTAAAATAAGGTTTGGATTTAAGAGCAAATATCAGTTGCCACTATTTATGGTTTGGAGAGAGTACCAAAATGAAGATGGTGAAGTAGAATTTGCAAAAGTAATATTTTCAACTGAAAACCTTTTCCGAAAATCCTGCTAGAGCAGGTTACGAGCCTGAGATTAGTATCATCATAATCAATTAAGTTGGCGACTTATTAAAAGGCGTGTTTGCTGTAGAAACGAAGTATAAAACTTGCATATTGTAGCGTGAGTATTTAGCCAGTACGAGCATGGGAAGGCTTTGCAAGTTCCTACTTGAAGATGAAATAAATTTCAAGTAGGTGGAAAGGTTGAAACAAATAGTAATGTTTAGTGGTGGAGCAAGTAGTAGTTATTTAGCTAAGTTGGTTGTAGAGAAATATGGTAAAGAAAATACTATCTTCCTTCACACACCAACTTATGCAGAAGATCCAGATGCAGATAGATTTAGAGCAGAAGTAGCTGAATGTCTAGGATTACCAATCACAGTTGAAGAAGATGGTCGAAGCCTATGGCAACTAATAGAAGATAACAACTGTTTACCAAGTTTTCATATACCATTTTGTACAACGGATTTAAAAATAAAACAGAGTAGAAAGTTTTGGAATAGATTGAAAAACCGAGGAATTGATTTTACAGTTCATTTTGGATATGGGGCTGACGAGTGGAGAAGAGTCCAGAAACAATCAATAAGATTTGAAAAAGAAGAAATTAAAAGCAAATATCTAATATTTGAGAAAAGAATTGATGACAAGGAAATAAAAAGAATTATCAAAGAAGAATGGAAGATAGAGTTGCCAAGAGCATACAAGTACCTAAAGCATAATAACTGTATACCTTGTTTCAAGGGTGGTAAGGGACATTTTAAGCAAGTAGCTAAGTATTACCCTGATGATTTTAAAAAAGCTGTAGAAATGGAAGAAAAAATAGGACATACAGTTTTTAAAGATTGCACCTTAAAGGATTTGTGGGATGAGGTTCAAGCCAATAAAAATCAATTAACATTCTTAGATGATGATTTTAATATACCTTGTGAGTGCATGGATTAAGAAAGGAGGAATTGGATGAATTACATTACAGCAGAGCAGTTTTTAGAATTACCTAAGGAAGTTCAGAAAGTATTTATTGATTGGTGGGAAATCGAAGAAGGTGACTTAATTTATTCTGTAGATGAAGATAAGGAATTTACAGTAGCAAGAGTAGATGAAGAGTTCAGAGGAGAAGGAGATTATTGGTATTACGATTATGATGCAGATAATCTAATGCTGTTCAGTAAATCGCCTGATGAAGGTGAATATATAGAGATTCCCTTATTTAGGATAGATCAGCTAATAGAATTTATTCAAATTAAATATAAACATATTGGAGTAAATAATTTTATTCCATATGAAAAGATGACAAAGACCATTAGAACATCATCTGATAAAGGAATTTATGAATGGAGTGTAAAGCTATTTAAAAGTATGATGCAATTTGAACCTGATATAGAAGTCTTAAATGAAGATTTATTACAGGCATTTTGGGAAACAGCAGTAATGGTGGCAGAGGAAATTGGAGGAATGAATGATGACTAATATAACTAAACAAAACAAACATGAGATTTACATGAGGGCATACTTTAAATCATTGTTAGCAGTATTGGAGGAAGAAAATAAAGTATCGGAGCATATCAAAAAAACAATCTTTTATGGAGTAAAAGCAATTATTACAAGACCAAGATTAGAATATATAACCAGAGAAGAAGTAACTCACAGATTTCAGACTATAAATATAATACAAGATTGCATAGGGCTTTTAACTCCAAAAGAGTTCATGAATATATTCCCTATAGCCAAGGAATATGACGGTTATAAATGGGAAATGAAAGATTACTTTTATACCATTAATTATATTAATACGCTAGATTCTAACGTGCCTATAGGTACAGGTGATAAGATATTAGATTTTCTATGGAAATATTATAATCGTGATATTTTAATGTTTTGCGTTGAAAGTATGATTTGTGCAAGTGATTTGAGGAAATTAGAGGGTTACTCTTCGTTGTTGGAAGAATGGGCAACAGAAAATGGAATTAAGACATATGTAATGCATACAGACAGTAAGGGAAATCAATTCCTACTAGATAAGGAAACAGGTACTACAACTAAAGTGTCAAAGCCAAGACCTAAACATTTAAAAATAGTTAAATAGGAGGGATAATCAATGATTTATGAAGAAAGATTAGACTTACTGATAGAAAGTATAAGGGATTCCAAGTTAAACGGTGAAGAATTTGTTATGTTACATGGAATTTTGGATTTATCAAAGGACAGAAACACCTTTAACAAGCAATACAATACCAAAATAGATGAAATTATAAAGAAAAAGGGGAGTGTTGAGAATGTGTAATTGTATATTAACCACAGAAAAGAGATTTAAAGAGGAATTATCATTAAAAAATGAAAACTACAAAGATATAAAAATTCAATATGCAAATTTTGAAAATAAAATGATAGGACTCAAAGACGGTAAAGTTAGATTTTTAATACCAATTAATATAGAAGGCACTAAATTGAGTAAGAAAGGAAAAGAAGTTAAGGTTAAAAAAACAGAGTACCTTATGACTGATTATTGTCCATTCTGTGGAGATGAACTTGTAGAGGAGAGTGTTGTAAATGAATAATGTGGTGCTTATAGGAAGATTAACAAGAGATCCAGAACTAAGATATTTACCAGGTAATGGTACAGCAGTTGCAAAGTTTGGACTTGCAGTAAATAGAGATTTATCAAAGGCCAAGAAGGAAGAAATGGAGTCAAAAGGTCAACCTACAGCAGACTTTATCAATATCACTGTATGGGGAAAGACAGCAGAATCAGCAGCTAATTTCTTAGTAAAGGGTAGATTGGTAGGCATCCAAGGAAGGATTCAAACAGGTTCATATGAAAAAGATGGAGTTAGAGTATATACAACGGAAGTAGTAGCTACAAATGTGGAGTTTTTAGAATGGGGAGATTCAAATAAATCTCAAAGCAATAATGATTCTTCCTTTGATTTTAGTGGAATAGAAGGTTTCCATCCAACGGACTCGGATGATATTCCATTTTAGTGAGAGGTGTGAAATTTGACTATAGGGGTGAAATATAAAGATTGGACCTTTGAAGAAGATAAATACATTTTGAAATCAAATGAGTCAAATAAAGTAATTGCTAAAAAGCTAGAAAGAAGCATACAAGCAATTGTTAGAAGAAAAAGAATGTTGCAAAAGTCTAACATCACAGCTGAAGTATTAGAGTTTCAAGAAAATTTCATTATAGGGACCTATGGATATCTGTCTGTAGAGAAAATGGCGGAGTATCTTGGTGGAACTTATTCAGCAATTAGAAATAGAATATTTGATTTAAAGAGTCAAGAAAAGCTTGGATTCTGCAACTACAAATATTCAGAGAATGAGGATGAATATCTCTTTAAATTCAAGGATGTTCTTACTCATAAAGAATTAGCAGAAGAATTAAATTGTACTATAGCAAAGATAGTAGTTAGACTAGATCAACTAAAAAAACAAGAAGACATTAATTCTAAGCACAAAATAGACCCGATGCCAAGAGAAATGAAATTAGTAACTCCGAAGGATGCACTAACAGTAGAAGAAATAAAAAAGTATAGCGGTCTTATAGCAGGAAAACAGTATGAGGTATTTGTTCCACGTTCTGGAAATGAGAAGTTAGATAGTTGTTTTGTAGGGAAATTTATTGAAGAAACGGACAACCACATCATATTTCAAACCAAATCGGGATACCGTGAAAGCTTCTCAAAAGTGAATTTTAAAATAAAGGAATACAAGATTAAGGAAGTGAGTCAATGAATAAACCTTGTTACGATTGCCCAGATAGAGAAATAGGTTGTCACAGTGATTGCGACAAGTACCTTTGTTATAAAGAAAAGCTAAAAGAGAAAAAAGCATTCCTAGAGGTTGATAGAGCGTTCGGAGATTATTTATACCATGCTACCAAAAGAATGAAGGGGGGTTAGAGTGTGAGTGAAGTTGAAAAAAAGAAAGAAGCTTCAGGAAGAATATCATTTTTTTTAGAAATGTTCTTTACGAACTTAGGAGCCTTAGAAATGGGTTTTGCAATAACTAAAGATTGTGAAGTTATCATAACAGACTGCAAGACAGGGTTATCTAGTACCTTTACACCAGATAAATTTCAAGAAGCATACGAGAAATGGGCAAAAGAAAACAATATATAGCTAAATAAGGAGGAAGTCATGAAGGGAGTGGATAGAGATACTTTCATACAGCAAAATATGGGATTGGTAGGAATGGTGGTAAACAAACTTGCCTATAGAATAACAGATAATCCATTCATAGACAGAGAAGATTTAACAAACATTGGAGCTATAGGTCTGATAAAAGCATATGACAGATTTGACCCATCTTATGAGGTGCAATTTTCAACTTATGCAGTACCATGATAGAGGGAGAAATCAAGAGATATTTTAGAGACAATTTAGATACGGTCAGATTTACAAGGCAATCTAAAATAGATTATTATGCAATATCAGAAGTTGACCTTGTAAATGAGAATCCAGAAATAATAGCAGAAATATTAGAGATGCCAATACAGAGAGTTAAGAATGCATTAGATTATTACAGATGCAAGTCTATAGACTCACTAGATAGAGAAGTATATGAAGATGAAGGAAGTCCAACTATACTGGCAGATACATTAGGCACTGAGGTAGACTTCGACTCAAATTTAGAAATCGAATTATTCTTAAATAAATTAGATGAACGTTCTAGAAAAATAGTAGAGCTTAGATTGCAGGAAAAAACTCAAGTAGAAATAGGACAAATCCTAGGTATTAGCCAAGTCCATGTAAGCAGGATTTTAATGAAATTACAAAATAGATTAAAAGGGGGAAATAAAGTGGCTGAGAAGAACAACATTATCATTGTTAAAGATGCTATTGCAGAAGCAGTAAAGTTGGCAAAAGAAACGGACCTTACTCCAACTCAAATTCAAAAGCAAACAGGTGTATCCTATGGAACAGCCAAAAAATATATTAAGGAATATAGAAAAAATGAACATGAATCAATTGAACCAGTAAAAACTCCAAATTATAACTTAGCAAAGAAATTATCAGAGGAAACTGAATTAAATGCAAACCAAATAAGCAAGCAAACAGGAGTATCCTATACAACAGCTCGTAACTATATAGAATATTATAGGGTTGCCAAGGAAAGCCAGAAAGAAAACCTAGTAGAAAAAACTGCGGATTCGCCTGCACCAGTAGAACATAGATTAGACATTCCAGAAGAAGTAATAAGTCAACCTGAATTAAAACAACAAGATGGTTTCATGACAATGACATTTAAGTTAACAGTAGAAGATGCTACAGCTCAATTAGAGGATATTTTAAAGGCAATGAAGGTATTAGGATTCAAAGACTTAAATTTGACAATACAGAGTCAACAAGTAGCTTAATAGATAGAAATTTGATGTACCTAGTAGAGAAATGTAAAACTATTGTAATTTCCAAGGAAATCAAAGGAGGGGAGAGAATTGGAGCTGGAAGAACTATTTGAAGAATTAACAGTAGTTGAATATATACCATTTAGGACTTTCAAGGAAAAAATCAATATAACAAAAAAACACTTAGGAAAAGGGAAAATTGTGATAGATGAAAGGCATGTTTATATAGAGAGAAAGGAAAGGGGAATAATAAGTGAATTTTAACGAATATCAAAGCTTAGCACAAAGAACGAGTGATACAAAATGCAAATCAGATAAAATTGAAAACGGTTTAATGGGCTTAAATGGAGAAGCTGGAGAGTGCATAGATGTTTTAAAGAAGTTTTATTTTCAAGGACATGAATTGGATAAAGAAAAGCTGATAGATGAATTAGGAGATGTACTTTGGTATATAGCTGAAGCTTGTGTTGGGTTAGGAATTACTATAGAAGAAGTAGCAATTCACAATATAGATAAATTGAGAAAAAGATATCCAAAAGGTTTTGAAAAAGAAAAATCAATTCATAGGACAGAGTAGCGAAAGTAATACAAAGGGGTGACTCAATGGCAGTAGAATACATTAGCTATATTCAAACAGAGAACTTAATAAAAGTGTGGCCGACTATCCAAGGCATAAAGGAAAGTCTAGACAGAGAATTAAGCCTATATGAATATACCAATAAAATAGGAAGTGCAAATAGTTATATTTATACCAAAGTCATAGGCAATAAGGTAATAAGTGATATACCTCCATCGGGCAAAATATCAGATACAACAGGAGATACAGCAGTAAATATTGAAAATATGTGGGATAAAGATATGAAAAGCATTAAGAACAGCTTGTTAGAAGAAAAATTCTGTATAGATTTAATAGATGATAAGTTAAATATTGCATTTAGAAGATTATCTCAGATGCAACAAAAGATTTTAAAACTTTTCTACTTAGACAATAAAACATGGGCTGAGGTACTGGAAGAACTAAAGGTAGAGAAATATTTTCTTAGTAAGCAACAAGCACAGTTTCAAAGAAGAAATGGAATTTATAAGGTACAGAGCATATCTAAAATCACAGTAGAGTCGTACTTGCAAGTAATGAAGCTGGTGGAGGTGGAGTAGATGGACAACATGTATGATTTCCTCAATCTATTTCCTAATAAATTTAGGAGAAAACCAATGTGTAATACATGTAAGTATCGAAAACTAGGACTTTCAACTATATGCCATCAATACAAAAGAATACCTTCAGATATTCAACATGGTAGATATTGCAGGAAATATATGAAAGATGGGGTGGGTTAAATGATAGTGACAAAAGATTCAAATATAAAAGAAGTATTGGACTATCATGAGTTAGAAGAAGATAAGATGTTGCATTTAGCATTTTTATTGCAGACACACAAAGCAATTGAAATTAAAGGATTTGGATATATGGCAACGTATATACCTTTAGAGGGAAACGAGGTGATAAAGTGATGAATAGAATTGAGTTGCTAAAGATAGCCAAACCTATACTTTTTAATACACCTATGACACAGGCAATTCTTGATAATAGAAAAACAACTACTAGGAGAGTAATCAAGCCACAACCTTCAAGAGAAGGTAAGTTAACAGCATCCGAGATTGGTATTCCAAGGGTAGTAGATAATGACCAAGGAAACATGTGGACACTATCTAATCCACCTTACAAGATTGGAGATATTCTCTATGTTAGAGAAACAGGAATGATTCAATCAATGAAGAACATTGGAAAGAAGGTCAAAATGCTATTTAAAGCTGATAACTCACTTGTAGAATTTAGTGTATCAGATGAAGAATACGAAAGATTATCTAAATGGGAATTAATTAAAAGGTGGTTACCTCCTTATTGGTTAACAAAAGAAACAGCAAGGATATTTTTAAAAGTTACTGATATAAGAGTAGAGAGATTAAAAGAAATGACTTTAACAGATTTGATTAAAGAAGGTATGTGGATTAAAGGAGAGAGTATCCCAGCAAACAAATTTATAGATTTATGGAATTCTACAATAAATAAACAAGACCTTAATAGTTACGGATGGGAAGCTAATCCTTGGGTATGGGTAATCGAATTTGAAAGGGTTGAGGTAGAATAGATGGAAAAGATGACTAGATAAAGACAATATTAAGGGGGCGAAAATGGATTATATAGATTTTCTACTAAGAAAGAAAAAGATAGAAGAAACAGCAGGAATAAAAGTTAGTCCAGAAAAGCTAAATAAGCACTCTTTTGATTGGCAAGCTGAAATAACATCATGGAATTTAAGAAAAGGAAGAAGTGCATTGTTCGCCGAATGTGGACTTGGGAAAACCATAATGCAGTTAGATTGGGCAGATAATGTCCATAGGCATACAAATAAAGATGTACTCATAGTGGCACCATTGGCCGTAAGTAGACAAACTCAAAGAGAAGGTGAAAAGTTCGGTATAGAAACACATATAGCGAGGAAACAGAAAGATGTGAAACGAGGAATCAATATTACCAACTATGAAATGTTAGATCACTTTGACCTAGATAAATTCGTGGGGGTTGTCTTAGATGAAAGCAGTATCTTAAAGTCTTTTATGGGAAAAACAAAGAGAATGTTAGTACAAGCATTTGAAAAGACACCTTATAGGTTAAGTTGTACAGCTACACCAGCACCCAATGACCATATGGAGATATTAAACCAAGCTGAATTCTTAGGGATAATGAGTAGTAGTGAAGCTTTAGCAATGTGGTTTATAAATGACACTCAGAACATGGGAACATACAGACTAAAGAAACATGCAATAAAACCGTTTTGGGAGTGGGTATCGACTTGGGCAGTTAGTATTAGTAAGCCATCAGATATAGGTCCTTATAGTGATGAAGGTTATATACTTCCAAAACTACATGAACATACAGAGATAGTAGATATAAGTCTATTAGATAAAACTCTAGAAGATGGGTTCATAAGGGAAATTAAAACTAATGCAACGGCCTATCATAAAGAGAAAAGATTTACAGCTGAAAAGAGAGCAATAAGGACGGCCGAGATAGTGGCAATGAAACCAGATAAACAACATGTAGTATGGTGTGACACTAACTATGAGGCAGACTTATTAAGAAAATATATTCCTCAGGCCATAGAGGTTAGGGGAAGTGACAAGGTAGAGAAAAAAGAAGAATCCATAATGGGATTTATAGATGGAGATATTCAAATCCTAATAAGTAAACCTACTATATTTGGTTATGGTTTAAACCTTCAAAATTGTTCAAACACTACTCACTGTGGACTTAGCTATAGCTATGAAGACTACTATCAAGCATTAAAGAGATTTCACAGATTTGGTCAAAAGGAAGAAGTATACAGCAATATAGTAATCGGAAGTACTGAAATGAATATCTTAAATGTTATTAACAGAAAAAAAGAACTTCACAATGAAATGAATGAAAATATGTTCAATAGCATCAAAGAAATCCAAGGCCATAGTATTAAAGGTACAAAATTTCAATTGAACCTAGATGATATAAATATAGAATTGCCTAAATGGGCAGTAGGAGAGTGATAGAGTGACAAAACAATACCAAGGAGAGAATTTCTCAATATACAATGGCGATTGTGTAAGGATAATCAAAGAAATACCAGATAACTCAGTGCATTTCCCGATATTTAGTCCTCCATTTGCTAATCTTTATATCTACAGTGATGATCTAGCAGATATGGGAAATTGCAAGGATATAGATGAATTCTTTGAACAATTCGACTTCCTTATTCCTGAACTTTATAGAATAACAAAACCAGGTAGATTGTGTGCTGTACATTGTAAACAGCTAGTGAAGTATAAAGGTAGGGATGGCCGAGCAGGATTAACAGATTTTAGAGGAAAAATAATTGAACACTTTGAAAGGTCTAACTGGCAATATCATAGTGAAGTTTGTATTTGGACAGACCCAGTATTAGAAATGCAAAAGACTAAAGCCCATGGTCTACTTTATAAACAAGTAAGGAAAGATGCAAGTTTTAGCCGACAAGGATTAGCTGACTACTTAGTAATATTTAGAAAATGGGCAGAGGAAGATGAAGAAGATTTAATTGAGCCAGTAGAGCATACGAAAGAAGATTTTCCACTTCCTATATGGCAAAGATATGCAAGTCCAGTATGGATGGACATTCAGAGGACTAATGTATTAAATGTACAGCAGGCCAAAGAAGATAAAGATGAGAAACATATATGTCCTTTACAACTAGATGTAATAGAAAGAGCGATTGACCTATGGACCAATCCAGGAGATATAGTATTCAGTCCATTTTTAGGAATTGGTAGTGAAATATATATGGCCGTCAAGATGGGAAGAAAAGGAATAGGAATTGAATTAAAAGAAAAATATTTTGAAGATTCCTATAAAAATATCATAATGGCAGTTCAAGAAAGTAATCAAGTATCAATATTTGATGTATTAGAAAAACAGTAATGGGCATGTGCAAGGGGAAGTCACTAAAGTTTGGCGACCGAGGCGACTTCTCCACAAGCACACACAGTTAGAGTATAACATTTTTGAAGTAGGGAGTGTGAAGAAATTTGTATATACAAGATATAGATTTAAAACTCAAAGATTGGGCTTTTAGTCAAAGAAAACACCTTCCTTATGAATTGAAACTAAAACTTTCAGAACAAAGAATTGAGGATTGGTACAACTATTGGGAAGGAAAAGTTTATATAAGTTTTAGTGGTGGATTAGACAGTACAGTATTATTACACATGGTAAGGTCAATTTTAGGAGGTAACGTTCCAGCGGTATTTTCAAATACTGGGCTTGAATACCCTGAATTAGTTGAACATGTAAAATCATTTAAAAATATAGAAGTTATAAGACCAAATAAATCATTTAGACAGGTAATAAAAGAATATGGATATCCAGTAGTATCGAAAGAAACAGCTGCAAAGGTAAGAAAACTAAGACATGGAAATTTATCAGATAAATATAGAAATTATTTACTGTATGGAGATGATCGAGGGAAGTTAGGAAAGCTATCAGAGTGTTGGAAGATCCTTTTAGATGCTCCATTTGATAACATCAGAAAAATGTTGTGATGTGATGAAGAAAAATCCATTTAAGAAATATCATAGAGAAACTGGAAGATACCCATTTATCGGTATTACTCAAGACGAAGGATTTCAAAGACAAAGACAATATAGTAAAACTGGATGTAACGTATATGAAGCCAATGCACCTAAAAGCCAGCCTTTAGGATTTTGGACTAAGCAAGATATATTAAGATATGTTGTTGAAAACAACCTAAATATAGCAAGTGTATATGGAGAAGTGGTAAATGAAAATGGCATCTATAGAACTACAGGAGTGCAAAGAACAGGATGCATGTTTTGTGCCTTCGGAGTTCATCTAGAGGATTTACCTAACAGATTTCAAAAGATGGCAGAAACTCACCCACAATTGTACAAATATTGCATTAAAGATTTAGGCATGGGCGAGGTACTGGAATATATAGACGTTCCTTATAAAGTCTATGAAGATGGAATTATAAGTGAAGTTAAAGACGGACAAGAGCAATTGAAATTACTTTAATGGAGTTGATAAAAATTGAGAGAATTAATAGTAGATTCGTTTGCAGGAGGCGGTGGAGCCAGTACAGGTATTGAATTAGCCACTGGCAGAAGTGTAGATATAGCAATAAATCACGATGAAGTGGCAATAGAGATGCACAAGACCAATCACCCTAACACTAAGCATTACATTGAGGATATATGGGAAGTTGACCCTTTAGAAGCAACGCAGGGAAAGCCAGTTGCTTGATGTGGCATCGCCAGACTGTCGTCATTTTTCAAAAGCGAAAGGTGGAAAGCCAGTCGACAAGAATGTGAGAGGGCTTGCATGGGTGGTAGTAAAATGGGCTAAGATGGTTAAACCAAGGGTCATCATGCTTGAGAATGTAGAAGAATTTAAGACATGGGGACCTCTACGACCTAAAGTAGATTCTAAGACTGGCAGATATATCGTTAAAACTACATTAGGTCACAATAAACCTAAGTACAAAGAATGGACAAGAGTTGCTGAACCAGGAGAAGTTGTACCTAAAGAATATCTTGTAATGGAACCAGACCTGGATAAAAAAGGGCATACATTTGAATTATTCATCAAAGCCTTAGAAAAGCAAGGTTATAAAGTTGACTTTAGAGAACTTAGAGCCTGTGATTATGGAGCACCAACTACTAGAAAAAGATTATTCATGATTGCAAGGTGTGACGGAAAGCCTATAGTATGGCCAGAGCCAACCCATGGTGACCCAGAGCAGATTGAAGCAAGAATGGGAATGTTAAAACCTTGGAGAACAGCAGCAGAATGTATTGATTGGAGTATTCCTTGCCCTAGTATATTCACTAGGAAAAAGCCACTAGCAGAGAATACACTTAGAAGAATAGCAAGAGGATTTCAGAAGTTTGTAATAGATAATCCAAGTCCTTTCATAGTTAGAATAGGACAAACTGGGTTCGCTAAAGATGCCCTTCAATATGAACTAGATACACCTCTAACTACAATTACAACTAAGGCTGAACATTGCCTAGTTACTCCATATTTAACAACTTATTATACAGAAACCACAGATAATGAAGTGAGAGGGCAGACTTTAGATGAACCTATAGCTACAATACCTACAGCGAATAGATTTGGATTAGTAACAGCTTTTATTGCAAGACAATTTAAAAGTTCGACAGGACATAAAATAGATGAGCCATTAGCTACTATTACAACAGTCGATAAATCAAACCTAGTTACGGCTTTTTTAATGAAATACTATGGATCTGATATAGGGCAAAGGCTGGATGAACCACTTCATACTATTACTACTAAAGATAGATTTGGATTAGTGACTATCAAAGGTGAAGATTACAGAATAATAGATATAGGAATGAGAATGCTACAACCCCATGAGCTGTTTAAGGCTCAAGGATTTCCAGAAGATTATATTATAGACCATGATTATACCGGGAAGCGTTATCCAAAGACAGCTCAAGTACACAATGTTGGAAATTCTGTATCTCCAGTATTGCCTGAAGCTATGGTTAGGGCAAATTTACCTGAGTTATGTGAGGATATAGAGCCATTAGAGGAAATAGGTTAGGGGTGATTTATATTGAAAAATAAAATAATTGATTTTCAAATAATGAAAATAAATAGAAACGCACAGAAAATATGCAAATGCAAACCACCGCAATATGAGATAGATACAACGAATAAATTAGTTCAATGTACTAAATGTAATGCTTATATTCATCCATTCGATGCCCTAGTAGGTCTAAGTGAAAATATAGAATGGTACAACGAAGAAAAAATTCGATTAAATAAAGAACGAAACGAGCTAATAGAGAAAAAGAATGAATATATAAAGGAGATAAATGCACTACACACTAAAAGATTTAGGATGAATGTATTTAGGACTTTACAGGGTAGCTATATTGAGGGATTAATGCCACATTGTCCTCATTGTAGTAAGCCATTCGACCCAACAGAAATAGATCGTTATACAAATAAGGATTATTGCGATTATAAAAGAAAGAAATCCAGAGATGAGAAAGTGTCTTATATAGTGATGAGTAAAAAGCACCCAACAGTTCATGAAATGGACAGCGAATGGGAAAGAGTCGAGAAATTGACAGATGAAGAATTGGACAAGGAGATAGAGAAAATAAAGAAGTGGTCAGAGGGGGAAGAGTGATGGTAAAATCAATAACAAATCTAGAAAATGACGAGATAATATCCTTTGTAACTCCTGATAAAGAAGAGTTTCTAATAAAATATGATTTTAAAATTTCTCTTAAAGAAAATATTAGAAATGCTGAGAATAGAGATGTCAAAATAACAGAAACAATGCAGAAATTCAAACTTCTGTATAGTGGTTATTCTATGACTATTACCTTTACTCCAAAATTTAATTTCCTTGGATTTAAAAGATATTTATTGACTATAGGAAAACCAATATATGAAATAGAGGGTGAAGAATAGATGTTCAGACCAAAATGTCCATATTGCAAAGGTAAAAACCTATACCTTAAAAGAACAAGTCCAATGGAAGTGTACGGATGTAAAGATTGCGAGAAGAAAGCCAAATATTTGGAAGAACAAGGATTGACTAGAAAGCAGATTGAGAAAGTGATAAAGGGGAGATTATAGATGAATTTAAGCGAAGGTGTTATTACAAAAGCACTAAAAGATAAACATGAAAACTTAGAAGATATATTTGCATCTCAAGTAAAAATAGGTCCAGCTGGAAGTAAAATAATGGATGCAGTAGCTATTAAGAAAACATGGTCACCTAGAACTGTTATAGGCTATGAGATAAAAATATCCAGACAAGATTTTCTTAGTGACCAAAAGCACCCTGTATATATGGAAAATTGTAATATTTTTTATTTTGTTACCCCTAAAGGCATTATAAAAGATGGGGAATTGCCAGTAGGAGTAGGGCATATGATTTATAATCCTGAAACCGATAAATTGAGAACATCTAAGAAAGCTCCTTATAGAAAACAACCAATTAATCCAGACATACTCTTGCATATTATGTTCTGGAAGATGGATAGATACTTTGGATATAGAACAAGAGCGGAGATGTTAGAAGACTATAAGGCTAAGAAGGAGTTAAGAAGTATAGGCCGTGAGATAGCAGATAAGATATGGGATTTAGAAAGACAATTAGATGATTTAGATAGGAGTTATTATAAAGAAAGATACGAAGAATTACAGAAACAATGGAAAGAAAAATTCGGAACTAACTATATTAATTTTGATGAGATTCCTATTAATGATGGATTATCAACATATGACATACAAAGGCTTAGTCAAAGTGCAAAGACAATACTAGATATGACGGAAAAGCTAAAAGCAAACTCAAATTAAGGAAGGTGAGGACATTGGATAAAGCGAGGATTAACATAGATATAACCAATCATGCTAAAGAAAGATATGTAGAGAGAATTAAAGGAATTATAGATAAGCAGGAAATTAAAAGATATTTATCAACCGAAGATGAAAAGATAGTAAAAGAAATAAATAAACTATATCAATATTCAGAGTTAATATATAGAGGTCAAATAGGTGGAGATAAAACTACTAAGGATTTTATGTTAAATAATGATATATGCCTAGTAGTAGATAATGATTGTATAAGGACCATATATCGCATAAATTTTGCGTTTCCAGAACCGACACGATTAATGGTTATCAATGACCTTAAAAATGAAATAAGAAGATTACAAGAGGAAGTGGAGGAAGAAAATAAGTTACTACAAGAGAAAGATTTAGACATAAATACTTCAATAAAACTTCTAGAATTAGAAATTAAAAACCTTCAGGAAGAGATAGAGGTTAAAAAAGCAGAAGTTGAAGCAAATGAAGCTATTAAGAAGGCTAATAGAGGAAATATAAGACTACTAAATAGAACACTTCAAACCTATGCAGAGCAGTTATTAGGGAATACCCAATATAAAAAAGATATTTGTTAGGGGTGATTATATGTTTTCTAATGGAACAGAATATCATGTTTTTATGGAAAGATATTGTTTTAGATGCTCAAAATATAAATCAGATAAAGAAGGAATCCCAAGTAATAATAGTTGCAGTATAGAAAAGGAAATAGCTACAGCTATGTTTGAACCAGATACTTTTCCTTATAATAATCTCTATTATAAAGACGGACAAGGATATACCTGTAATAAATTTAAGGATAAGACCGAACAAAGGCAATATAAGAAAAGGAACGTTAAGCAAGTAGAGGGGCAAATAAAACTACTATAGGAGGATCTATATGGATGCCATATGTACTGAATTTCAAAAGAATTATGCATCAGTAAATTTAGATTTTCAAGAGAAAGATGCTAAAGGATACGACTATATAATGATCTTAATATATCTAGAGGAATTAAAGAAAGGTTATAAAGCCAAAAGAGTCAATAAGACAACTAAAAAAAGGACTACAGTAACTTATAGCCGAATAGGTAGTAAAGAAGAATTAGAAGGTTATATGAAGTTGTTACAAGATAAGATTCAGGAATTTAATGAGAAGTGGGATTGTGATTTGCAATTAGAGAAGGGGGAATGATTAATGGATATTGAAAAGACAATAGATGAACTTCGATATATAAAAGAATATTTTCATGTAGATAAAGGGAGTTTAGAATTAGCAATAAACATACTTGAAAAACAACTAAAGGATAAATGGATACCAGTAAGCGAAAGATTGCCTAATGACACTGAATGTAATGAATTTGATGATATGCATCCAAACCATAGAAAATTTCTATGTACAATTAAGATTGCAGACTATGAGCCACAAATAAGGGTCTTATTCTTATCTGAAGTATTTGGCTGGAAATATGGGGCAGATGATTACAACAAATATGTTATAGCATGGAAGCCATTACCTGAACTGTATAAGGAGGTAAACTAATGCCACCAGATAAATTAGATATAGGAAAGATATTCATCAAAGACCTAAATACAGGCGAAGAAATGGAGTTAAATGAAATAGCAGATATTAACATTACTACAGATAGAATAGAGGAAATTGAGCCAATTAGAACTCCTAGAGAGATATCTTTTTCAATGGATGTATCTCAGGTATCAATAGAAGCGATAGAACAGTTAATGCCAAAAGTGAGGATTTTAGGATTGCTTTATAGTCAAAATAAGACTCATAGAAAACATAGAATAAATAAGAAATGGGCGAAAAGATATGGATATACTTGTACGGTATATTATGCGTAAGACGAATAATGTAATTTATGTGTGATAGATAAAATTTGAAAGGAGAATAAGCATGAAAATTAAAAATTTTAAACATGACAGTAATATCGGAACAATTGAATTCGAGGTTGAACATAACGGAGAAGTCAACAAAGTAAAATTAGAAAGTACAGGGCATGGCACAAGATATACAGACATTGATGATTTTACAGAATATTGGACAGATGGAGAATATGATCAACTAGAGGGATTCATAGAAGGTTGTTCAGGTATATTACATCAATTTTATCATAGTTAAATAGACACATTTCAAGTATAAGGTTCGCTTAGAAGTAATAGGTGAGCCTTTTTATATTACATATCGTGGACGAGTATGGTATAATTTGGGTATTAGGTCAGGAGAAATATAGAAAGGGGGTAGTGATCTGAGAACTTTAATACATAATAATTGGATGATTTTAACTCCAAGCCAAAATGAAGAAAATATAACATATAGCTTATTTATTTTTACATACAAATTTTTCTGCGAAATCTTTGGACAAGATGTAATGGCAGCAGAAAAATGTATACTTATTAATGAACCAATTTCATCATGTCCGATGCTTATAATTAATAGAAATCCGATTAGGTTATGTACTTCAGTAGAAAGTGCAAGTTACTACTGTCAATACATATATCAGTTATCTCATGAATTAACGCATTATGCTATTAGACAAGGCAAGATAGATAAAAATATCACTATCAAATGGTTTGAAGAAACCTTATGCGAAGCTATGTCCCTATATATACTAGATTTATCTGCTCAACGATGGGATGAGTGTGGGTTATCCAATAACAATCCAAATTATTTTAGAAGTATATTGGAATATCTTAAAAAGGAATATAATCGAGAAGGCAATAGTATGGTAAATAGCTGTAAAACATTGAATGATTTAAAATATATAGAATCCACTAGCGAATCGGAAAGAGCTAATCGCATTCTTGAGAGAAATTATCTGTACAAAACCTTTAAAGATATGCCTAAAGATATTAAGAATATAATTTATTATACTCAATATTTGCATGGCATCATGGTTAATTTTGATAAATGGAAGGAAGAGATAGGGGACGAAAACATTATTTTCTTAAAAAAACTAGAGGGAATACAGCCAGCAATTTAGCAGTGTTAATTTAATAAAATAAAAAGGATTTTCAAAACATTTGTAGAATATATCTTTAAAGGGAGGATTTAAGATGTATAAATGGATTTCTGATATAATGGGAAATCAAATTGCAATAGATTTAGTAATAGGGTTTTTCTATTCTGCGATAATAGGATTAACTATATTAGGTTTAACTTATTTATTAGATAAAAAAGAATCATTAAAAAATTTATCAATAGATTTAACAAAATTAGTGTTTGTGTTAAATTCAATTAATGAATCTGTGAATAGAATAAGTAGACTTGACGGTGCAAAATATCGTAAGTTCTTTGGTGATGTATTAGACCAAAAAGAAATAGAACAAGAAGAAATTAAGACTGTTAGTGAGTTCATAATATATGACAGAATATCTTACTTACCACCATTAAATAATTATTTAGTTGAAAAATTTAATATTACTAATAAAGAGTTTAAAGGTAACGAAGAAGAATTATTGAGATTATTACAAAGTTCAACAAAAGACAAAGAGAGCTTCTTAGTGGAAAGTAATATATTTATTATTTCCTACGAGGATATAAATAGAAGAATAAATAGGATTAATGATAAGCTAGATTATTATAGGGAATTAACATATATAATAATTGGATTTAATTCTGATGATTTGGAAAGGGATAATATTGCAACTGGAAATATATTAAGAGTGTTTAAAATGTGTATAGATACAATAATCTCTGAATGCAAAGAACTAAAAGAACTCTTAATGCCTTTAGAGAATTTAGTAAATAATAATTTAAAAGAATTGGATGAAAAGATAGAAAAAAATAATAAGAATCAAAAATTTGTTACTAAAGGATTTATTGTCTTAATTATTATTTGTTTAGTACTATTATTGATTGCTTAAGAGTACTAATAATTAGATTTAAAATTTACTAAAAATTTATTATCCCACCATAGTTACTTATAGCACCATATAAGAACTTTATACCATTTGTATATATTTTGTATGAATATACTAAATAAAATCCAATACAAGCCAAAATAAAAGCCAGTTTTATACTGGTTTTTTCTTTACCTATACCAATGGAAATATTTGGCATAATTTATTGATAAAATATTATTGTTAGGGTAAAATTATGGCAAGGGGAGGGGATTTTATGCATTGGTTTATGTTAGTATTTTTATGGGGTATAGTTTCTTATACATTAGCAACAGTAATTCCAGATATTTTCCATTTAAGAAATGTAGGTGATGGATTCTTTTGGACTGTAGCATTTTTTATAGGCATAATATTTACTATTTGGGGTGTACACATAGAAAGAAGAAATGCGGGAGAGAAAATAAGAGAAGAAAATCATAAGAAGGAAAAAGAAAACAGTATTAAGCAATCTCTACTAGAAACATATGGTTTACCAATAGATTGTCCATCATTTCAATATCTAAATGGATATAGCAGTATATCCAATAAAGCATCAGTAAATATATGGGTAGGGGAGAATAGTCTAAATTTATTAATCAATGGAGAAGATATCCAGAAGTATCAAGTTCCTATTGATAACATAAACTTTTATTCCGTCAAAGGAGATATGAAGCAAGAAATGGAAACTAAAGGAGGGAATATGTCAGTAGGGGGGACTGTAATTGCAGAAGGAATGCTTGGTACAGCTGCAGCTATGAAGAAAAATCAAGTAGTACAAAATATTAAGACAATTGATGAAAGAAAAACTATAATAAATGCCATCGTAGACGGAAAAAATAGTTTCATATTTTTTGATGGAGCAGATCTGTATAATTATCTTTTGGAAAATCTTCCAGAGAAGGAGCAATCTTTTGTTGCCATGAATAAATAATAAAAATCTAAGGAGGAAACGTTGTGCTTAAAAAGAATAAACAACTGATAATAGGTTTTGTTTTAGGAGCGTTGATATTTGGTATTATTCCAGTAGGTGCAGTAGTGCAAGATTACATTCTAAAGAAATCTGAAACTAAACTTATGGTAGACGGAAAAGAATTCGCCAATAAAGAATTACCAGTGCTAATTTACAAAGGTTACAATTACATCCCAGCAGCAACATTTAGGGAAATATGTGATACAATAGGAGTAGGATTTGAGTGGGTAGGGGAGAAAAACGAGATACAGATAAATACAAATAGATCTATGACTATAAAAGAAACGAAGGTCAAGGATATGATTGATATCGAAAAAGATGGATATAAATTATTTGTTGTTGATGGAGTAGAATATATATTACCTAGAGAAATTTTTGAAAAGCACATAGACCAAGGATACGACTTCAGATTTATACCTGAAACAAAGGAACTTTATTTTTATCATACAAATAACCTAAGAAATGGCGATGAGGAAATTCTATTAAGAAATATTGAAACACATATTTTTCAGAATAAAAGCTATATAGAGTATAATTATTTTAAAGAAAATATATTACCTCTTATTAAGTAGGAAAGGGGCATATAGCCCCTAAATTTCTTTTATTCCTTCATTAGAATTAAGTTGTATAATTAAATTATTAATTTCAGCTTCCTCTGTAACTAACTGATTATACTCACCAACTAATCTTGAATTTTGTTCTTGCAATCTATTCTTTTGCATTTGAATATCTCTTAATTTCATTTCAAGCTGAATCTTATCTAACTTAGTCTCAATTTCTTCAGTGATAATTACTAGGTCATCCTGAATAGTTATATCTTTATTTAATACCTTTTTATTCATAAAATCACTCCCTTAAATAATAAAACATTATAATCCGATTACTCTAGCATTGGAAAAATCCCAAGTACCTTGAGGTACAAAACTTCTTGTAGCACCAGATACTCTAAGGAATACCCCTATAAGACTTCCTAAATCAACATAGTCAAATCCATTGTAGATATAAAACACTGTATTTCTATCATGGTATATAGAAAAATCTCCATATCTATCAAATGTAGCTTCAGACCTATTGTCTCCATATATAGAAGTAACCCCTCTTAAATCAATCCTATCAGCATCTATAGTTATCTGTTCTCTTGACATATTAATTGCAGAAATTACCTCATCATCGCCAACCTTCAAAGTAATCTCATCTGCCATTTGCCTTATCTCGGACTTGATACCATATCTACCATTAACATCGTCATCTACCCTCTCAACAGTAGATTGAATCCTATCAGCTCTCACATCAAGCCTAGCAGCTTCACTCGTAACCCTGTTATCAACACTAGTCACCCTAGCGGCCTGCAAAGAAATTTGTTCAGCGTTTTGTTGTATTAAAGTACCTTGATTAACTATAACATTGCCCAGCCTATTAGTCTCATTTGCATAGGACAGAAATGTAGGATTTTTAATCAAGTCAAGACCCTTCACGAAATCATTATCAACCTTTCCTATAGTGATACTACCAGCCTTAATCCTATCAGCAGATAAATAGCCAGTAGTTATATTACTAGCATTTAGATTAATAACATTTATTAGATTTGCATCAATGGTTCCAGCTGTTATTTTATCAGCAGTTAAATTCTTTATCTTAGCATCAGTTACAGTCATATCCTCCAAATAATTACCACTCATTTGCCCATTTCCATTGAACTTTCCATCAATAAATCCAGTAGTATTAAAAGAAGCTTTCAATTGCTCAATTAATCTTTCTTCTGGGTCGCCAATATCTAATTCACATTGCCAAGGTTGAAACAAATTATATTTATGCCTAATAATTCTTGGCCGTGGACTATCAGGTGCAATATCAGGATCTATAATATCTACCATATCACCTAGAGAATAATCTTCATGTTCATATTCAGGAAGAACACGAACATCAACTAACTTTACTTTATATAAATATCTAGGCCTACAGATTAATTCTAATTCAGCTATAGCTTTTTCTTTTAACTCTGATTGACTATAGATATCTTGGTTCTTATAAATTCCTACATATTCCCTAGAAGTATAGCTATTGTTAGTAATATATTTCTTACCACCATTTACTGCAGCTATATCTAAATCATCATGGCCGAAAGCATATAATTTAGTTACAATTTTATTGGATTGAGTTCTAGTGATATGTTTTAAGTTTTTTCTATACCTAACTTGGAATCCATTATAAGGTTGCCATTTTCCAGCATCCCTTAAGTGAATAATCTTATTGATACTATCGAATACAAGATAGCCACCCCAAATGTCTTGAATCATCTTAATAAGTTCAAGTCTACTAACTTTTTCAGCTTCAAGGTCACGAATACCAGTTACATCAACAGTACCCATAGTCCAGTCAGAGCCTTGAAGAATAGCATATAGAGCATGGGCAGCGGTACCAGTAGAATATCTATTGCCACTTAAATTAGAACCACCACCAACAATGATAACAGCAAGGTCGGCAGGAGGTCGGGCAGTAGGGTCATTGGATATAGAAGGCTCTACATAACTAGTATCTAGTTCATACCATTTCTCAACTGCCATAACCTTAGTCCATAGTACATTTTTATCATCTCTAATAGTATCTATAGCTTCATCTTTGCGAAGAATATAGACTCTACCACCAGCCCATATTTCACATTCAGGAGTGAGTTCACTTATTTTTTCAGAAGTAGCAGGGAGCATAAGCTCTAGGATAGATTCTCCATTAAGTCGAGCATCTGCCAACACTCTTTTAAGCCATCAGCAGAAGGGGAGAGGTAGGCAGTAGTTTTACCATTAACTTTTATTTGTATATTTTTAGGTATTTGCATAAAATCACCTTCTTTAAATCCATTTATCATGCCATTTTACAATTACATTACTATTAGATACTACGTTAGTACTTCCAGGATATAGTAGGGGAAAGACACCGTTATAGTTAGCCATAGTATTATTAGAACCGATCTTTGCAGTTTCTTTTTCAGTATCGATAATAAGTTTTTGTCCGCTAGGAATAGTTCCAGTATAGGTTAATGTTTCTCCACCTATAGTAAGGGAAGGATTCGTAACAGGTCCAGAAATTTCAACTATTAATCCAGTTTCAAAAGTACCTTCATTTACAAGATTACCACTACCAGTTAAAGTTTTTTCGAATGAGCCAATGATAAATGGGTCACTCATTTTAAATGGTAATACAAATTGGAACCAACTAGCATAATTAGTAATATCAATCTTACCAGAATACTTAACCATATAAGTTTTTTCCACATCATCACTAAATATCAAAGTTTTATATCCTTTAGTAGGATTAAGATATTTAGCAAATAGCCTTTGTAAATGAGCCTTTTCAAGGGGAGAATTACCTTCATCAGTAGCAACGTGTAATTCCATCATCTTAGACTTAAATTCAGTACCAAAGTCAAATTCACCATGCCTACCAGGTATTTCGTCTGTGTAATCTCTAGTAGCAGGAAGGAGTTCATATCGCTATCGCCAGTAACTAAAACACCTAGTGGATGTAAGATATTATTTGAGTCGATAACGAAGAATGCACCAGCAACACTAACGTCAGAGTCAGTGATAAATCCAGCATCCGAAATATTCAAGTTTGCAGTTAATGATAAAGAATCATTTGCAACTGCGGAGTCTGATATGTTTACATCTAAAATTATAGAAATATTGTCATCTGATGATATGGATTTGTCTAAAACTTCTACACTAGCAATTAAGGCTATGCTTTCATCGGCAATAGCATTATCTGAAATAGGAATATTGGCGAATATATCTTTAATACTATCAAGTCCATACCCACTGTCTAGTATGATAATAGCAAAAGGCCCTGAATTATAATTTGCTCCGCCATCTGGTAATTTCTTGTTGTATACTTTTCCTGAGTTATAACTTGTCATTTTATCACCTCATTAGAAAAGAAGGGCAATAAAAAAAGCCTTCTAGGCATTAATTTTGTCCTACTAAATATTCAGCTACTGCAATTTGATATTCCTGTGGCACTAAAGGTTTATTTTCTCCTTCAACTTCCTCTAAATTCCACATTTTAGCTTTGACTAATATTCCATAACTAACTATTAAATATCTCTTTAACATTATACATTACCTCCTTCTAATTCCGATAATCTCATTTCTAAATCAATAATGCTTCAGCCATTGCAACTTTTTCATCGTCAACATATTCATCTATAATTTCAGGCTCTGGTATGATCTTATCTTCAATTTTATATTTTTTAATTACCTTATCTTCCAAAATCTCGTAACCATCATCTAAAATATATTGATTTTCCACATCATGCTCTGGAATTACATCTTCCAATGGTAGCCATCCTTCAGCTAGTAGAATTTCAATATCTTGTAGATGATAGCCACTTACAGAACTACCATCTTTTAATTCACCAGTAGTAGGTAACCCATACTGAACTATTTCACCATCAATTACTTGTGCCATTCTCATATTTACATCATCCTTTCTTTATTTATTCATACCACTTACCATAGAACTTAATTGAGCCACTTAAATTGTCCGTAAAAATCATTAAGGGTCTTTCAAATTCTAACGTATTGTCAATTAAAGTTGATGGCATACCTGAATTATAATTAGTTACTGCTATGAACTTTTTTTCACTAACATCCCATAGACTTATCTGGCTAAAACTCCCTTGACCTCCTTTATAATCTATAGCAATAAACACTCTATTATTTTTATCAACTGTTATACTTGGATATCCCCTATTCCAGCTATTTCCAGAGGTTATCTTAACAGAATTAATCCATGTAACCCCATCGTCGATTGAGTATATATATCTCGTATTTAATGCCACTGTATCTACATTATCTGTTCCATGCCAAGATACATGAATTATTCCATCGTTATCCTTGCAAACGGATGGTTCTGTTTGAGGGTATGGGTCAGTAAATGAAGTAGGATAGATTATAGATAATTTCCATGAACTGTTAATTACCCCCGCATGTGTACTAGGAAGGTTTGGATTTTTACCAATTGCTCTAATTTGGTAATAACTTGATTGTTTATATGCTACAATTATCAGTGGATAGTCATTACTATCTAATACTATACTTGGGGATTCAAAAGAATAGCCATTACTAGTAGCAATAGTAACTTGTGTTGGAGTGTCCCATATACCCTTTCCATCACTACCTATAACACCCTTACAATATCTGATATTAGTAGTATTAGGATATAATGAGTTTTTATCAGACCAACAAACATGAATTTCAGTACCTTCCTTGTTTATTGTTGCTGATATATTACCTAATGAAGTAGAAGTTACACTTATGTTATCTCTCCTAATAAACGCAAAGTCTCTACTTCTATGAGTGACTACTTGAATTGTACTACTACCTACCCCCAAAATAATAAAAATATAATCTTTATTATTTACGATTGCCCAATCATTAGGTATTCCACTCGTATTAATATTTGTAGGAGAAGTAAAAGTTTCACCCTTATCTAAACTCCTATAAATATACAAAGTAGTTGATGCATTTCTAGCACTTGCTATTAATGTTCCATCTGACAATCTTACTGACTTTCTACCTCCATTCCCCTTAGTTGTATAAGCTTGATTTACTACTGTAGTTGGGGTAGTTCTATCAATTAATTCACAAACCATTCCACCCTTTTTTTCAACACCTAATCTGACTCTATCAGCTAACACTCACACCACCTCCAAACATTGCTATCCACCTATTAGCAACTTTTGAAGAAGATATAAAAGTAATTATATACTCTGTGTTGGCTTTTGTTAAGTCTGGTATCCCATTTACCCAAACAACATTAGATGGAAATGCTATTGACTTAGGAGTACTTTCTTGAATGATTGTTAACGTGAAAGAATCTACATAACTAATATCCTGATTACTCGGTATCATATATTCTGTGTTGCCAGTGATAGTATGAATAAACATATTGCCTTGCAGTATATTTATTATAGGGGAAATACCATCTAATACAATTGCATTTTCTCTGTATGCTTTTAAAGATGGGTTTGTTACTAAATTATATCCATGATTAACTTCTCCAGTAAAATTCCCACCTAGTGATGATATTTGTTCTGTCCAAGATGTCCAGTTGTTATTATACCTATGTCTAGTGAACAAGACATTATCTGAATAACCCCAAGCTATCTGTTTTATATTATCATTATCTCCACCACCACGATTATATTTTAAATTTACAATATAATAATAGCTTCCGTTAGTTGGAGCGTTGTTTTCAGAAGTGCCTAATGCTATTCCCAAGTAACCCTCACCAGTTAACATATTAAAGTCAACGGAACCTAGATTACCCTTAGAGAATAAGTTATTTATTTTCCCATTCAATACTTTACCTTGAGTGGCATCTAATGCTTTTCCTATCTCAGTTTCATCAAGATTATTAACTATCATTGAATTATCCAATTTATTGTCAAGTTCATCTTTTAGTGTTTGTGACAATTCCTGTCGTGTGATTAATCCATCACTCATAAAATCACCTTCTCTCATTATTTATGCAACTTTGCTAGAAAGGCATAAAAAATACACCTTTCTAGGTGTTATTAGTTAAAAATCTAATTCAGTAATTTCTTTATATTGTGCTTCTGTTATTTCTCCAAAAGGATTACTTTCTGTTTTTACCGCCAATCTTAATTGCTCTGCTGATACCCATTTCATATTAAATGCTAATTTCCAAAATGCCATTCTAGATTCCTCCTTGTAATAGTTGTAATTTTATGCTTGTAAGTTCTTGACCTAAAGTGTCTATGATGTTGTCTTTAGATATATTAGACAATTTTAGCATTGTAATTTCTTGTCCTAATATTTCTATTTCGCTTGGCTCTTTTTCAGGTTGTTTGTTTAACTCGTCAATTTCTTCTTGACTCATATCTTCAATCCATTCTATATCTGTCCATTTTGCACGATATAAGCCATTTGGAGGGGTTACAGTTATTATATCCTTTTCTAATTCCTCAAGAGGATTACCTTCCTTATCAAATTCAACTACATGTTTTTCTATTATATAGCCATTTTCATCTATTTTAAATACTTCTTTTATCATATATTCTCCTCCTTTAAGTAGCTATAAAACTAAAGTTAAAATATATAGTTTTATGAGGTTGACCCCTCCCAATATACAAATCACCTGTTGGATAAAGTTCTGCGGTGCATAATATATATTCGCTGATTAGAGTAAATGCTGTTTCCATAACATCATATTGAGGCCTATAACCTACAGGAAGCTGAAATACAGCACCTGCAGGTGTATTATGAGAGCAATTCCCCGTTACATGAACTACCCCACAAGCATCCTTTCTGTACTTTATAGTACCCGTCCATCCATTTATGAGTGTAGCATTTATCCAACTAGTGTTAGCTTGTAAATTTAAAATTCCTGTAAGAGTATCTCCTGATTTACGTATCCTAGAATTATACAAATCTGATATATTTGTAGAAATGCTTGATTGAACTCCATTTGCAATTGGTATATCATCCCCTGTCAACTGTACTTCACCAGTCTTAGAATTTACACTTTTGACTTTACCTGCATTTGCTAGAACATATTTAGTTTGCTCTGTTAAAGCTTTGCCTTTTAACTCTTCAGGTAAGGTAGGGTCGTTTATGTCTCCTATTTGATTTTGTACTGAATCAACTTTTGAATTTATGTCGGTCACATTTTGCTGTACATTTGAAACATCATCTTGAATATCACTAAGTTTACCTGTCAATCCTTGAACTCTATTTTGTGGTATAGAATCTATCGAAATCACACTCCCGCTGACACTACCATCTTCACCTACGGGTATGTTTTTCCACACTTCTATAGTCACCTTTGATTCTACTTCTAAAGCCTTATTTAGCTTTATCTTTTTTTCATCTATTGTGTAAAAGTCACTATCTCTAGGTATGGCATTTATATATAATTTGACTATATCTGTAGCCTTATCAAAACTTTCCAGAGGTATGGTTATTTCCGTAGTACCAATATCGACATTATGAAATTTATACTCATACACGTTCAATTTTGGTATTCCAGTTTCGGTCACTAAGGTTATTTGTTCATCTGTATAGTCCTTGGCTTTTTGTTCTGCTTGGTTTATTTTATTGCCGAGTTCAGATAATTGATTTCCATCAATCTTAACAGTATAAGTAGCATCGGCAGTTAATATATCAGATTCTAAAATAGGAGTAGTGAATATAATAGCACCGCCACCATAGTCAATTTCAAAATCATCAGTGATAATTACACCATTTTTCTTGATTGATGGGGTAGGGGAGAGGAGCCAGTTTCTTTTTCCTTCTGGTGCTTGATAAATTCTACACCTATCATCATTAGATATAAACACTTCGGATAAAGGTATATCAGTTTCAGAAATAGTATTCATACCAATGGATTCTTCAATTTTTCCAACAGCTTCCTGTAGTCCAGAAATATGAGGGGAGATAATTTCCCCAGTTTTAGGATCTTGCCAATTTGTTTTAGCCATTTATATCACCACCATTACGATATAGTAATTTGTAATTGAATTACCCATGTGTCGGGATTAGCCTTTGTCCTGAGTGCAGATTCGACCTTGCGATTCAAGTTCTTGGCGGAGTCGGAAAGTCCGTTTGCAACTGTAAACTCACGCCAATTATGATTACCTTCATCAGGTCCAAAAGTAGAGCGGAAGGTTACAATATTATTAGAAACTTGAGGGTAAGTAGAATCCATAGGAGCATAGCTTTTATTAGCACCTAATAATCCAGTTTGACTGGCACTAGCAGCAGTAGTTCCATCACCAACACCAATGTAAGCGTTACTGTTGTTGAATGGAGTTTCAGAGCCACCAATCAATAGAGTGAGTAGGGAAGTGATACCCTCACTTAAAAGTAGGTTTCCTTTGATTTCTTCTATTTCATATAGCTTCATATTTTTATCGTATTTTTCAATAGTCCATTTAGGTTGCCATTTAGCATGTTCAGCAATTCCAAGTCCAGCACCAACAGCTATAGTATCTATTCCAAAGCCTTTTTCAAGCATATAATCAACTCCTTTAAAATTAGTAAAATAAAAAAGCCACTCAATTAAGAATGGCTTATAATTATTTATTTTTATTTAGTTCATAAACAGTAGCTTCAATCAGAGCATCTAGTTGTTCATCAGTAACTTTAATGCCCTTGGAGTTCAGGAACTCTAATACATATTCTTTTTTATCTTTGCCTTTACCTTTTTCTTTGTAGATTTGTTCTGCTGCATTAACAGCTATCTGAACCCAAAATATTGTGTTATCTCTTTGTTCTTTAGTAGTTTTAGATTTTAAAAATGGTACTATTATATATGTTATAATAGCACCAATAAAAGTAATTAAAGCAGTACCTATACTTACAACAGCATCACCGTTCATAATCATTTACCACCTTTCTTATTTAGAAATTCTATCTATAATAGACCAAAACAACCATTGAGGAACATTTTCCGCTAGAGTTTCTTTCCAAGTGTCTGGGCTATTTACAATTGGATTTCTATTATTATCTTTTTTCTTGCTTAAAGAATCTAATGATTTAATTCCCATTTCTTCTTGCCATTTAGCTAGTTCCATTTTAATCAACTCCCCAACTTTATCATTTTTTAATGAATTCAAGATTTCGTCAAACTGAAAATTCTTACCAGGACAAAACGGTTTGGTGACAGGATTAATCTGATAATGTCCGACTATATGATTTCTATCTAGAGGTATGTCAATTCCATAGATACGTTTAACTTCTTGGATTATATATTTGTGTAGCCATATACTAGCTTCTAGTTGTTTAGGCTCTAACCTTCCATTAGCTTCAGATGAAAAACCTTCATGCTCAATTGATATAGTGTAATAATTAGCATTGGTTTTTCTATCTTTTACTTTAGATAGAGTAGATAAACTATAGTGCATTTTTGGATTTTTACCTTTTAAATCTACAGAAGTTCCATTTGCTTTAGCTGTATCTGTAAGTTCTACTAGTTGAGTTATTTTTCCATCTTTAGCAACTACAAAGTGGGCAGACACCCCCGAGTTTGGATTACATAACCAGCTAACTGCTCCGTTAAATCCACCTTCTGTGATATGAGAGACTATCATATCAGGTTTCCAGCCATTTCGACCTTTAGTAATATTAGGAGAGAGCTTTTTTACTATATTAAATTCTTTGCTCATAATCATTCACCTCTTTTTTAGGAGTTTCTTCTTCCTCATAAGGTTTCATTAATTCTTTATTTTTCTTCTTTGAAAATAAAAGGAGCCAATCTAAGTCAGCTCCTGCTTCAATTAAATTTTCTATATTAGATTGAAATTCTCTCATAAACATTACAGAATAAACAAAAGATGCGATAAATATCCCTAACTGTTCTAAATATACAACTCTATAAGATAGTCCAGTTAAAATTGATATCATAAGATAAGATACAATTTTTACCTCAGTACCTTTCCATAGAGTTTTACTAAATATTTTTTTCAACTTGACTGCATTTTTATATCCGTCATATTGCTTACATAGTGAGTACATTTTAGTTAAAACATCACAACCGGCAGCAGCTAATACAGCAATAAAAGACATACGATAAAAGGGGACAGGGAATAGGACATAACCTATAATTCCGAATATAGCCCCCCATATTGGTTTTGTTCCTGAAAATGCTTTTGACAAATATTCTACCATATCATTAAAAATACTTAAATTTTCATCCATGCCATACCCCCTGAATGTAGTTAATTTATAAGGAAGTAAGTGAACGTTGGAGTTGCCTTACAAGAATTTCACTATCAATATCATCTTCCATATAATTTCTTTCGATGTTTAATAATTTATCAATCTTAATTTCTTTACGATTATCAGTTAATGAGCTAGAAGATTGACTCATAGGTCTTTGATAAAGTACATCAATTAGAGTTTCTAGTCTAGTAGATAAATCAGGAGGGAATACTAATTCTCCTGGTTTAAACATTGCAACTCCATATGATAAGGTTTTAGCTCCAGTATGGAATTCAGGATATTCTCCAAGATTAGGGTCACGGCCATACTTAATTCTAAGTCTATCATTTTCAGCCTGTAACCTTTGCATCTCTGCATTATTAGAATGACTAAATCCTTGTCTTTGAAGTTCTTTCCATTTTTCACCGTTAGATTGAAATCTCAAATAATCAGCATCTGTCATGCCCCAATCATGCTTAGAGTATTTATCTTGAGAGTATCTATCGCCATAATCAGAAAGACTATTACCATAATCATTAATTCCATCTACAATGCTGCCAATAGAGTTATAATCTCCATCTCTTAAAGCATTTTCTAAAGGTATAAGATAATTTTTCTGAAATTCCTCAAACATACCTTTAGACATAGTGGAAGCTAAGGCAATAAGATTAATACTATGTTCATCAAAAGCTATCTCTATTTGTTTATAGGATTTATCAAGTTTTTCTCGTTCCTCCCTAGCAGTATCCTCAACAGATTTAACTTCATCTTGTAGTACCTTTTTCTTATCTTCAAGAGATTGCTTTTTAAGGTCAACTTCTCTTTTGTGTTCAGCTTCATCAATCTGTTTTAAGAGTTCAGTAACTTTCTTTCTAGCATCTTCAGATGTTCTAACTTGCCAGTAGGCTAATTGTTCTTTAAGGTCAGCCATTTTTTTATCGTGGTCATATTCATCTTCCTGTCTACTAAGAAGTTCTAACTCTTTTTCAATAGCTTTAATTTCATCTTCATGTATAGATTTCTTCTTTTTAGCTTCTTCCTCGATTTGTTCAATCCTCTTATCATGAGCTTCTTTAATAGTTTTCTGCTGGTCAGAAATTTGTTTCTTGTATAGGTCAAATAGATTTTCAATCCTAGATTGTTCTTCAGATAGAGTGGAGGCTTTAACCTCATATAACTCACGATATTTTTTAATTTGTTCATCAACACTTAAAAGACCAAGTTTAGTCAAATGTTTAATTGAGTTTTCTTCCCTAGAAAATGAGTCTGTCATAACTTGATTTCTTAACTTATATAGATTAAGAGTAGCTTGTTTTACGGCTTCGATATTATTGCTTTGATTTTTTCTAACCCTTTCCCAAGCTGCAATCTCATCTTCAACTGAAAGTTCGTTAAGGTTCTTCTTTTGATTAATCCAGTTAATTGAATCTTGTAAGGTTCTATCTCTTAATCGTTTTTCAGCAGAGTAGATACGTTCAGCCATATCCATTCTTTCATCAGCAGTTTTGACATATAAGAAATTAATTCTATTAAGTTCTGCTATTTCAGTTTTAATACTAGCTTGAGTTTCTTCTGATATTTTCTTTCTATGCTCCAAAAGTTTCAATGCTTCTTGTAACTGTTTATTTTCATATTTACCATCTTTAGAATCTCTAACGTTAGCAAGGTTTATGCCTTTAAAATCAACAGAGCTAATATCTAAAGCGATATTTCTGAATCGTTCTTCAATTTCTTTATATTTTTTTGCAGCAGATAGTGTATTTATTGCATCTATATTGCCGCTTACCATATCTTGTGCTAATCTACCTTTGACTAAGTGTTTTTCCATTTCATCATTACTTGTAGTCAGCACATTATAATATTCAGCCCATTTACCAGATAAGTTTTTAATTAAGTTACTTTCAACTATTTCCTTAGCATGTGCTAGTGATTTAACATTTTCTAAGTCTTTATTATAAAATTCACCTAACTTATCAACTAATTCTTTATTACCCTTGACCTTGGCATTGAAAAATTCTTCATTAATCATCAATATATCGGCATAAGCTTGTTTCTGAACCTTTTCCTCCTGCCGAATTATAGCTGTCAACTGCTTATGGAGTTCTTTTTCATCATCTAGGTAGGGGAGTAGTTCTTGATGCTTAGAAATTATCTCTTGCTTAGATTTAGCAGATAGACCTTCTTTAGAATTTAATTCTGCTAAAAATGAATTATACCTTTGGATTTTAGAGGTAACATCTTCAAAAGATTTTGCCAGTGCATCTGTGATTTCTTTACTAGCTTGCAAGATTTCATTATTTTTATTAGCTTTGTTGGAGTTATCGATTAGTGATTCTGTATTTCCTTCATAAATGGCAGTTAGTATCTTTTTAGCTTCTTGAAATGAATCTGTATTCATCGTAAGAGTAGAAATAGTTTCTTTTGCTTTTTCTATTGCTTTTGTATATCTTTCTAACTCTTTTGACTCAAAAGATCCCAAAGGTGTTTTTAAACTTTTCAATGTCAATTCTTTCGCCAAGACCTCAAGTTCTTTTAGCATATCTTTTTGTCTTTCTAATTCCTCTAAATCCTTTTGATAATTATACTCTCCACCACTGATAATACTTTGAGCTTTTAATTCAAGTCTTTTTAGTTCTTCTTCATTTAATTTTTCTATTATACTAACTTGTTCTGATAAAGACATGCTTTCGTTTTCAATGACACTTTTGCTTTGAGGAAGTAAATCAATTATTTTCTGCTTTGCTGTTGCTAATTTCTCTTGTTCGTCAGTAGCCAATGAACTTTTATTTGCTAATTCTTCGTAAGTGGATAACAAACTCTTCAGATCACTATAGATTTCTTTCTGTTGATTAAATACCTCAATAGCTCTTTCCTGTTCCTCTCTTTGTTTCTTGATTGCATTAGTAATAGCAACAACAACTCCTACAGTAGCAGATAAAGCGATTAGGGGATTAGCCTGTGCAAAAGCTATCATGCCAGCAGTACCACCATTTAATGCGTCACCCAATTCATATATCTTGTTTTTTAATAAATTAATTGTTTGAGATATATTAGGAACTTCAACTCCCAAACGTGTCATTACTGTTTGGAAGGTTTTTACAGTTGTTATAGTAGTTAATGAGGAAAGTATAAAATCCTTTAACTCATCATCTAGATTATTTATAACATTTAATACACCAGTGCCACCGTCAACGAGTAATTTCAGGACATTATTTAATCCAGCATCACCAATAGAAATAGCTAATTGTTCAACAGATGCTTTTAAAGACTCAGTTTTCTTCTCCAAGGTTTCCATAGTCTTAGCATTTTCTCTCATGGAGTAACCTTCTGCATCCATCATGTCATTAAGAATACCTTGAACGTTAGCAAGTCTCTCAATCATACCAATAAAATAATTTCTACGATAAACACCAGCACTAGATTGAGCAATGTCACGTTTTTCAAGGTCATTATATTCTTCTCTAGCAAGGTTATATTTTTCTTGCATTCCTAAAGCAATGGCTAATTCTTCACTAAATAATTCGGTGTCATCAGCAGCTTTAACAAAACCATCTTGAAATACTTCACCAGATGAATTCCATTGTGAAGCAATATCTTTAAAAATATCCATAATATTTCTAAATTGTGTTTTAGCCGTATCCGAAAACATTTGAATACCCATAGATTCGAGAGTGTCTATTGACTTCGGTCTTTGCATAAATGAAATTATAGAATTCAAAGCATTTCCGATTTCACTTCCAGCTCTTCCTGAAGCCTCACGCATAACAGTTAATAGTCCAATAGTTTCCTCAATAGACATATTCATATTCTTAGCAGCACTAGAAGAACGGAGTAGACCATCCACGAGGTCTTGAGATGTTACTGAGTTGCTATCCGCTACTAGATTAATTTTGTCCATTACAAGAGCCATATCCTCGGCTTGAAGTTGCCATTGAGCCATGATACCAATCATAGACTCAGTAGCTTGAGTTGCATTAAGTTCAGCAGTATTAAGAGCGAGTAGGGAAGTCTTAGTTAATTCTAAAGAATCAGCTACATTATATCCAGATTGAGACCATCTTAGAGCGATGCTCTGGACATTCTCAAAAGTTTGACCATAGTTAACAGCTAGTTTAAATAATTCATCCCTATAATCTTTAAACACAAAGGAGCTGTCATCCATAACTCTTGAAATCTCAACCATGCCCATTTCAACATCTTTGATGGTAGTTAAAACTTCTTCTCCAGCTTTTTTAATGGTATAATACATGGCAGCATCAGCAAGCCATGAAGTATGGTTCTGTAAATCTTTACTAGGGGTATTGAAATTTTCTATTTGTTTATCATATATAGCAGAGTTTGTTTGAGCTTTTAATATATCAAGCTGTTCTTTTAATTGTTGAGTCTGCTTGACTTCCTCGGCAGATAATTTGCCTTCAGCTTGTAGTCTAGCTTGAATTACAGATAGTTGTTCTCTTAGGGTACCAGATTGCTTAGAATATTCTTCATTTAACCCTTTAGTAGTAGCTCTTTGGTGAATAAATGCAGCCTGAGCCTTCATCTGTTCAAGAGTGCTTTCTTTTATACTAGATACTTGCTTGTCATATTCTTTATTCAATTTTAAAGCTTCAGTATGAGCTTTTTTCATGGCTTGAATAGAAGACTTTTCTAGTTCTTTATAATGTTGGCTAAGTTTTTTTATTTCATCAGAAGGTTGGAATTTATTTGTATCTTGAAAATGTTGTTTCCAGAAAGCATCTTGACTCATTTTAATACTCTTGGCATTTTCTATTGCCTTGTTCTTTTGATTATCTAAATCTTTGTTAAGTTCTTGAATTCTCTTTTGAAACTCTTGAATAGACTCTATGGCAGGATTATAGTCCAATCCAAGACTAGCTATTATTTTTAAAAAGCTATCATCATTCATGCAGTCACCAACTTTCGGGTATAAAAAAACCACTCATTTGAATTTGAGTGGCTTTAATGTAATTTTTCAGCATTATTTTTAAGTAATAGAAAAGAAGTGTCTTATAACACTTCTAATTAATGAAATTATTAGTTTCCTCTAATAATGTTTCTATTTTATCTTTAAAATCTTCTAATTGTTCAGTATAATATTCTGCTGTATTTTTTCTTTTTAATCCCATTTCTTCATTAGTTTTATCGAGGTCATATTCTGATTTAATAATTTGTAATTTACCAGATGCTATTGCTATTTCCATCATATGCTTCAATACATTCACTTCTTCAACGGTGTAGCTTGTTGGAGAGTTCATGAATTCATCTCGTAAGGGTGCAACTTTATTCTCTACATATGCATTAAATTCACTATCAATGGTTTGATTTTCGGCTTCTAGTACAGTGGAATGTACTTTTATTAATCCATCTACCAAGTTTAAGAAAACTGCTGCTATCATACTGTCTATTTCTGAGTATTCCTCTTTAAATTTATAATCAAATTCGTATGCTATAGTTTCTTTTTTATCGCTACAACCAAACAAACTCATTGACACAATTAAAACTAAGATCATAGATAATATCTTCTTCATAAAATCTCCCCCTTTCCCATAATTTTACATTAAGAGCAGAGGAATATCAATATAATAGAATAATCTTATCGTATACTTAATTAAAAGCATTTGCAAAAGACATAAATTGACTTAATTTAGGTGGAGAGTCTGCCCTTGGCTCACTAGTTACAGTATGAGATAGGGTAGAGGAGCCAAATATATTTGGAACACCTATTTTAATTGGAATATTTCTTCCAATACTTTTACGATAATTATTTATTTGTGGGAGCGTTAAGTAGGGGATTTCACTATGAGAAATACTTGTATGGCAAACTAAATCCCCAAAGATTTCTCCCCAATCAGGGGAGGTATTGTCGCCCTCCCCATCTTTTTTATCATCAGGAGAGGGCGAGGTTAGCCCGACAAGTCACACAGTTTCTTGAAATATCTCTTATAATCAACAACATCCCAGCCATCAGCCATAGTCTTTTCAAGTGACATAGGTTCGTTGTTTTCATCAAATAAATACACAATAGTTATGTCTTTACCTAAAATCTTAGCAGTGACTTTTTCGCCACCAAGCCATTTGTTCATAGCCTTTTTAGACTTTTCATCAGATAAATTGAAGATCTGATTTTCGCCCATGAAAAGTTGCTCTTTTCTAAACATTTCTATATGAGCAGATGCAATAGGTAACATAGTATACTGTTTTCCTTTAGCTTCAAACTCAACCCCACTCCCAAGCATAGCTTCTAGGGAAGTAGGGGTATTATCATCTTTACTCATCTAAATTACCTCCTTGACCTAAATTTAATTGCATTCTCCATTTCTTTTAGCAAACTTAAAGTCTACAGCCTTATCACCACGAGGTTTTAATACCTGTAAAGTGATAGTTTGAGGTGCAGGAGTTTTGCTTAATGGTGGAGGATTTATTGTTCCAACAGCTTTAGCTCTATCTATGATGATATTTGCATCATAAGCAGTAGCTTCATCATCACCCATAGCCTCACCAGATACAATTGCTCTAAAGGCATAAGGAGTACCAGATTTAGGGAAGTTAAAGCCTACAGCTTCTAGAGCCAACCAGTCATAAGCAAAGTATGCAGCTTTTCCAGCATCATCTTCGTGGAAAGTGACGACATTATCTTTAATTGTTACTTTGCCTTTCGCTAATGGTGGATCAGGTACTTCCTCTGTGGGTTTTATAATTTCAAAATGAGTACCTTCATAATCTACAATCAGTACGCTTCCTGCGACAGGTTCATGAAGTAATTTAACTTCATAAGGAGCTTTTTCAGGAATGATGGCTTCATAATCAGACATAGTCATAGTTGTATTGGTTAGTTTTTCAACCTCAGTTCCCATTAAAAATGCATAAAGTTCAGGGGACATAAAAGATAACTCAACAGCGATAGAACCTTCTCTACCAGTTACAGGTTGAGCAGCAGGCCAGTCAGAGTTTCCGTCTGGTAGGGCTTGTGTATTAGTGGTAACATTTGGAGTAATGGAAACAACTGCCCCATGATGGAATACTGCGTCACCTTTAGCCCTAGAAGGCTTTCCACATCTGTATCTTTCTAATAAAAGGCTTCCAGCTTTGTTAAAAAATATCGGTTGCATATAAGCACATCCTTTCAAATTGTTCTATGAAATTCAAATCTACTCCCACAACAAAAAAAGCCTTGCATGGTTGGGAGTTCACCAAGCTGGCCACCAAAATAGGTATATCTTTTATTTATTCTTTTCTTGTGTAAAAGCTTTTCAACTCTTTCTTGTATTCTCCAAGATTTATAATCTTCAACGGCAGGGACATGAACATCAATCTCAATTACAGACTGAATGAAACTTTCATTCCTAGCTCTTCTATCAGGAACAAAGAAAATACAAAGTCTTTTTTCGTTAGTAGCCAAATCATTCCATTGACTTCTTTTAATAATTCTTTTAGCAATCTCTATTCTGGATTTACCTTCTAGATCAAGTAACTTTAAAATTTCCTTATCAGCCATAATAATATTTTGTATGGCCGTCAAATCTTTCTCAGGAGTAAAAGCCATAAAAAATCACCACCTTTGGGCATAAAAATATCCCCAAGGTTGGGGATTAAATAAATTTGATTTCTTTTGGGTTAAATACAAAACATGATTCTACCTTTAAAGGGCAGTCATCAAGTTTAATAATCATCCAACACTTCCAAATGCAGTTCTTGTGACATCCTCTATAACACCAGTTTCCCTATAGTGAGGGTGATTACTATCAATGATTTTTACCTTCTTGCCAATAATGTTCATTTCTCAAACCTCACTTATTATAAGTTATGATAAACCTTTGAAACGGAAAATCCTTAATTGTTTCTTTGATTTTTTCTTTAAACCTACCGTTTTTCATCCACCTCATGGCAGTCTGCAGAGCATGAGAGGGTGGAGTGGGGGAGACTTTTCCAGCTTCTTCAAGGTCAAATCCACCTTTGCCACGACCACGAACAGGATTACCAAATATATCTACTTGCCCTGCAACATCTGGTCTAGTCCTAATCTTGTTATCATGCCTAGCAGGGTTCCAAGCAGGACTATTCTTGTAGGCTTCCAAAGCAGGGTTGGAAGTATCCATTAATGAACCACTTCCAAATTCGTCGAGTATAGCCCAAGCACCACCAGCAATACTAGCAGTGATAACATTAGCAATATCAGTTATTTCTTCATCATGTAAACTTTCTTTACCTTCAGGAGTTTGCATACCTTGTTTAGCTTCATTGAGCAATTCTTGTTGTAAATCCTTCATAGCATCAATTAAACTTTTTCTAAAGGCAGTAATACAGCCTTGACTATCAAATCTAATTGACATATCAATCACCTAACCCTATAGTCAAAAGCAGTTAGTTTTATTAATTCAAGAAAATCTTCTAATTCAGAATAGGTAAGATTCATTTTTCTTGCTATTTCTAATACTTTATCTATATTAGATTGAACAAATGAGCCAGTTCTTTTGGTCATTACTTTGTCCTCATTTATCAAATCACCAGATGATAGTGATTCAAATAACTCAACACGTCTTTCACTTAGACTATTGACAGGAAACATTCCAGTTTCATACTGTGGAAATCTATCAATACGTTGCTTAGTCATTATAAAACACCTCCCATCATCAATTCTTGCATTAACGTATTACCTTTCTGCATATATCCCTTTTGTTTCTTATCCCAATTTTTCTTATACTTTGGAATATTAAATGGTGGGGCAGAGGTGCGACTTTTCATAGCCATACATAAAATACCAGCCAAATAATAAATGCCTGCTTGTTGAAGTTGATTATATTTCTGTTCAGTATCAATCTTTTTGCCTGTTGCAGTTAGTTTATCCATAGCAGGAGCAAGTAACATTTTCATCCCACCAATATTGGCATCTGCATCTATAACACTATTTGGAAGAATTTCTTCATTTAAACTTAGCATTTTTCTAACTTTATCATGATATCCTTCACCTAGATATTCTTTATACATAAAATTACCTCCATAATTTTATTTTTAATCAGTCCTTATATCTACAGCTAATTGTATTCTATCGACACCTTCAAGACCGACATTATCTATAGAGACAACTTCATAATTCTTTCCACTATGAACAAATCTATCAAGCATTATTACTCCTAGAGTTTTAGGAACTTGAAAGATATATATTGTATTATCCAATAATCCTGGTTCTTCTTGTCTGATTCTAGATGTAACAATCTCGCCATAACAAGCCACATCAGGATTGATAGTTTCCCATACTTGAATAATATTATTGCTATCGTCTATTTCTTCAACATCTCTTTTGTGTTGGATAGTAGCATTACACTTAGCAGAGAAGAAAGCATATTCCATAGATGCAGGATCATAGTTAGTAGATTGTACTAGATACTTATTATCTCTAATAGTAATGATTTCGCCACTTTTAAGGTTAGAGTCAGCAAGAATTAATCCTTCCCAGTAACTTTCACGAATACCTAAATCTCTACTTGCTTTTGTGGAACGCTTAATTGACACTTTGGTGCTAATAGGAGGGACCCTATCAATGATACAGTCCTGTCCTTTAGAGTTTAGAAATTTTTCAGCATAACTCATATTAGCCACTTCCTGCTAGGGAAAGTAACAGTAAAGTGGGGAATAGAAGAGGGGAGAGCATCAGGAAATTCTAGTTCTATAATCTTGCCGATATAATTATCTCTTTCCTCTTGAAATTCAGCTTTCTTTTTAGACCAATCAATCCATAATTCATGACTTGCATGAGGACCAGACTCTTTCTTGGGTAATCTAGCAGCCATAGAAGGGGAGAGAAGTATACAACATTCCAATACAACCGCATATTCAAGATAAGTTTTGCTATCACCGTCTAGGTAGAGTAGTCAGGTATCATGGATATTATATTAGCTTCAGCTACATCTATACAGTCTGGTTGTTCAATAACAGAATCGGGAAGATAGGCATCATCAACACCCATCTTATCCCTAATTCTTTGTTGCCAATTATCTTTTAAAATCCTATTTTCCATAGGGAATCACCCCCATTAATTGAGAGTAAGTATCTTAGCACTCTCTTTAAAGATCTTTCTAAATCCACTATTTTCAGAAACAGTCATTTCCTTAGTTTGGTTAATTATGTTGATATCAGATTCTTTGATTGTTGAGTTAAGCTCATAAACCTCTTCAATAGTGTTTTCTTTATTTAAAGCATAAATAGCCTCAGCATTATTGACCTTATCTATCCTTGGGCTATACAATAAAGTAAAGTCTGATATTAAGTTTTGTGGCATATTGACTGATATTCCTAAGCCTTGCTTAATCATTTGGTCTATTTGTCCTGCATTTTCCATTGTTGGATAGAGTATATCTAAAATTTGCATAAATGCTTTCTTATTAGCTATAACAGTATTAGCACCACCAACATCTTCAAAGCTTAACATGAAGTCAATAAATACATCTCTAGTAAGATTAGTTGTACCTGTAGATATGTCACTAGATTTTATTACTTGAGCTGCATTGTTGTTACCATCACCATTCTTGATTACATCTAGAATTTCATTTGTTTTATTCATTGCTGCATATATTCCAATTAAGTTAATATGTCTTTGGAAGATTTCAAGACTAGTTCTTCTTAAAGCTTCGTAAGATATACCTACAGCTCTACCATATTTATAAAGCTTAATTACAGACTCACCAAGTTTTAATACCGCCTTTGGCAAGTCAGCACCTTCTGCAACTCTTCTCATTTCTAATGCTTTCTTATTCTTAGCATCATTCAAATCAAGATATGAAGCTTCATAAACACTACCCTCAATACCAGTCCTAACTCCTACTAAATGTTTATAAAGAGGATATTCTGTCATGCTTCTTACAAGGGTTCTTGCTACATACTCAGGGAATAGAACTTTATTTTCATTGGTTCTATAGAATGCTTCAACAGTTGAAGCCATCATATTTCTAGATGGAACAGATTTAGTTAATATCCCAGCTTCTTTCATCAATCTTTCAAAAGCATCTAATTGATCTGTTTCAGAACTAGGATTTAATGTTTCAAGATACATTGATAATGTCATGTTTTGTTTAAAAGCCTCCTGATACATTTCAGGCTTTAAATTGTTTAAAGTAAATTTCATACTATATTCATCTCCTTTCAAATTAACCTAAAAATACAGTTGCTAATTCTTCAGTTTCATCAACTTCAATAAAGATAGGATTTCTTAATTTTGCAGTAGAAGAACTATCTTTAATCTTTCCTGTTCCGTCTACAGCTGCAATTTTACCAATGGTAGGAGCAATAGCACCTATAGGAACATCAGTCCTAAATCCTCTGAATTGAACAGTGCAATGACCGTCCATTTCATAAACATCAATAAATCCAAATACAGTGTCACTATCAGTTCCTAAATCAACTGTTCCAGCACCACTTACAACAACAGGTACACCAACAACTGCATCTCTGCCTTTCTCTTTAACTAATGCTTTAATTCCAGCACCAGCCTTAAATGTAGCAGCTTGAAAACCTATACCTTCAAAACTAATTCCACCTCTCATAAATTACACTTCCTTTCTTAAATTTGGGCATAAAAATAACCACTGTTTAAGTGGCTTGCCTATTTGTTGTTTAAATCTTTTTCTAATGCTTCAATTGTTTTGACTATCTCATTTTTTCTTTGTTTTTCTTCGGACAGACTGTTTTCAAGTCGATTAATTTGGAAATCAACATCAAGCAGATTTCTTCTTTCACAAGAAAGTCTATCTTCTAACATTTTTTTAGTAATCTCTTGCATATTAATGCCTCCTATATTTTTTATTTTCCTACTTTAAAAGCCTCATCTGGTAAGTCTTTGGTTTGCACTTGCCCAGCAGCAGGATCTGTTTTTCTTCCAGCAGGAATACTCACATTAGCTTGTAGTTCCCATGTTTTCATGATATTTTTAATATCATTCGTACTCATAGTAGTAAAACTTTTCTCCCAAGTTTCCTTAGTGAAATCATTACCCATAGCACGGACACCCATAGCTATAGCTTCATCTGATAAATTCTTACGATATTCTTGACCTTCTTTAGCCAACTTTAAAACTTCATCAGCGGATAGTTCAGTACCTAGTTTTTCAGTAACTTGGTCTTGAGCCATAAATACACCTTCTTGAGGTTCTGCTACCTTTATTGAGTTCTCCCATTTCTCAATCATTGCATTCAAGGCAGTAGTTACTTCACCAGCATTAAGAGCCTCAGCTTCTTCGTTAGTAAATCCAATTCCAATTAATGCATTTAATAATTTTTCATCCATTGATTTTTCACTTCCTTCCAAATTATCATCTTGAATTTTTGCACCCTTGAATATTTTTTTATGCTCTGATTTCTTAACCATAGTAACAATATCCCCATTATGATAATGACCAAGTAGGGGAGTGTTTTCTGGTAATTCTTCTTTATCTTCCAAAATACTAAATTTACCTGAAGTAGTTTCTATAATATCCCCATGTTTAGATTGAGTTACTACAGCACCAGGATAAGCACCATCCCAGACAATACTTTCTTCAAAGAGGGAATTGTTATTATAAGGAATTATAATAGAAGGGGGCATGGCAGTTAATGTACATACCTTTTTACTTCCATCTTCCATAGTATAAGTACCACCTCTGTAATGGTTACAATCTCTACTATAGTAGTTCATTCCGCAAATAGAACAAGTCATTCTATCAGTGCTAAACCCTATTGATGTGTCAGAAAGTATTCCAGTTTCAATCCTCTTTATGAGAGCATTAGCAGATACACCGTCAATGATTTCATCATCTCTTACAATGAATTTATCTAAGTGCATTTCTACAGTTTCACCTTCGGCACTACTAGGAATAATCCTTCCATCAAACACCTTTCCATAAGGAATTCCTTGAATGCCACCCCAGTTACTCCAATTATGATTTAGCATAAATGAAACACCTTTTTTAGCATCTTCAATCATAACTTGTAGCAGTTCAGGACTTAATTTTGTATATCTATTGGGTATCAATAAATCACCAGCAGATTTGCCACTAAAAACAAAAACTTCATCTTTAGATAAGGTTCTTTTAGCTAATTTATTAATTTTAGTCAACTGTTCATCTGTTGGTACTCCAAAATTACTCATTTATTCACCTTCTTTCTGTTTCATAAATTCTCTTATTTCATCCTTTGTATAGCCTGTTTCAGGATATGAGCAATATTTTGTGTAGTGTTTAGGCATATCAGATATATATTCCATATCTTGTTTATCAAGGATAATCATAATAGGTTCATCATTGGAGTCGTAAATTTTATTTCCTATCTTTACCTTCAAAGGAGTCACCTTCTTCCTTGCATAATTCTTCACATAAGCAACCTTCACAATCAAAACAATCTTTTAATTCCTTTGGAGGTTCATCAAATGGTACCTTCAATGGATAAAGGTTTTTCTTCCCTCGAATGTTTGTCATTATCAACGCTAACACCTCCATTACTCAAGCTAATCCTAATATTTTCACTTGGCTTGTTGCCTATAGCTTTTTCAACTCCCATGACTTCTTGAGCCGCTTTATCTGCATCTATCCAATCCATCAATTGAGCTATTACATAGAATTGTTGTTTCATCAGATTAACATTAAGTCTTTGTTCTTCGGATTCCCAATCAACGATATCATGCTTAAACTTAGCAATAGCCTGTTCGCCATTAACCCTTAACCATAGTCTAGCTATTTCTTCAATAATTCGCTTAGAACCTCTTTGACAAGAGTTAATACCACTAACAAATATCTTAAATTGAACGGTTCCCCAAGATTCAGTCACACCCTGATTTCTATTCATAAAAATAGCCATCTGTTTTAATCCAGATAGCGTTTGAGTATCAAGCATTTCAGTTATTGCTCTAACATCAAGACTTCTTCCGCCATTAGCTCCATTAGTCATATTAATTTTCACATCATCAAAATGAATATAATCACTATCAGGAGCAATGTTTTCCATCATATTAACAATATTATTATGTTGTTCATTGAGCCAATTTTGAAGTTCTTTGGGATTGTTTTTTATATGTGGAGGGCAGTAGGTCATAAGTCTCTCCAAGACAATCTCAATATCATTTCTAGGATAGCCTTGATGATGGAGTACGGCTTGAAGGTCTTGGAGTATCTGCATTTGAAAATCTATAGCCTGTAATACAGGAGTCATTGTTAATGTTCCTCTAGGGTCGCCAATATCAGGGTCAGTAGGTACCCAAAAGAAGTTAGCATGTTCTTTATCAAGGTAAATTTTCTTATGCATATCATACTGGAACGGTACCCATATTTTACGACCTTTGATTTCTTTAAGTTCCCACTCAATAGTTTGCGGTTTGACAGGATAGACGTCATATATATCTTTTCTATTAGGAGTAACCTCACTTCAACACCCATAGCACCTAATAAAAAAGAGCTGTGATGTAATTGATCTATCAATCCATCAAGCCCACTATTGGATATTTCGTTTATCCTTGAAGCAAAATCTCTCCATCTATCTTCTAAATCAGTTCTTCTAGTCTTGCCATCAATAGCATAGAAGTGCATCTCGTTTCCTTGATTAGCTAATCTTACAAAATTCCACACTGCCATACTAATGTCAGGATTAACTCTTTTTAAATATTCTATAGCTGCAGCTTCCTCTGGAATACTTCTTAAAGTTTTAAGCACATCACCAGTCCTTGAACGAAAAGGGGAGAGGGTAGAGGTATAACCATTATTTATTTGAGTTTGTCTACCAGTAGGAATATGCCGAGGTTCAGCTCTTGCTCTTGCAAATTGTCTATTAGAAAGTCCCATTTACATCACCTTACCTTTTCCAATGCTTTCCTAGTGCAAAGTTTAATCTTTGTCTTTCGCCATATGAAAGCTTTGTTGCTTGTTTCATATCTAAGTAATCTCTTTCAGCTTTGAGTTTATCCATTCGGATTTTTTCATCAATTTTGCTTCTTTGTATTTTCCACGATAAATCTATCGCCATTACCAAAATAACAGGTATAAATATTATAACAAGTAACGATTTCATAGGTTATAACCCCCTAGTATTCTAATACGGAAAGTTTAGTTTCTTTTTCACATATAGCATAGATTTTACCATGCCAATTATCTAATGAAATACTGCCACCATTGCCATAGTTAGGAGAAGTATCAGGAGCTAATACAAAATGAAAGTCCTCCTTAGAGATTCTACTATCTAACTTAAGGTAACAAGGTTCTAGCCCTATATTTTGAATTATAAGTTTTGTTCTACTTTCATTGCAACCTAACACAAATGTAACAGATGAATTAATTTTTTTAATTGGATTTTCATTGGCTATATAATTTTCTTCTTTAGAAAGCTTACCATCTATGGATTTAAGAGGTTCTAAAAGTTCAGCACCAGTCTTTATTATCCAATTAGTAATCAATCCAATTTCTTTTAAGAGATTGTTCCAAAATTTCATTTATATCACCTTCACTTTTTAAGCTTTTCTATTTCATTAATTATTTGTGCTTTAGCTATATTAGCTATGTTAGGGCTATTTTCAATTAGTTCGGAAATAAAATCGGCTTCATTATCATCTATCTCAATTTCTCCATCATTCGTAAGATTCACTGCCCAAGTCATCATTTTGGCAGGCTTCCCAACAGTTGACATAGCTAAAATATTAGCTAATATATCACTTAGTTTTTCATTAAAAGGTGAGCCATTGAGATTAATAAGATTTTTATCAAGATTTAACTTCATTTTGTGTCACCTGCAATTCAAATTCTTTAATTAGTCCTTTAACAGTATGTTCTGCAATTTCTTTTGTCATTTCTTCAATGCTCATGTTAGGGTTAGCTTTAAATTTCTCGACTACTGATTCAGATAAGTCATCTATGCAACTTTCCATAATGTCCTGAAATTGTTGGGCAAATAATATTACAGCAGTAGAAAATTTTGTTTCAAACTGTTTTTCTTGTTTTTCATTCATAATATCTCCTCCATTTTTAAATTATTGACACTGACTTTTAGGTTTGCCACATCTACAACACCTATAGCCTAATTCTTCATAATATTTGATTTTATGTCTAAATATCCAAAAACATTTTTTCATATAACCACCTCCAATTTATATGTAAGTCACTGCACCAAGGAAGGACGGTCGGAGGCAGACCAAATCCTATATAAGTTCCTTGGTTATTGACAGTGTGGTATATAAAAAACAACCTCATTAGAGATTGCTTGATATATCAATTATTAATCTGTTTTACTGATTCCACTAACTTTGCCCATCCAAGGTAATAGTAGGGCAGGGGACTGGAAGTCACTAAAACAGAAATACAAGGCACTTACAATATCATCATGGCCACTGTCGGTAGCATTGTGATATTGAGTTGTTCTTCCTTCTCTATCCACAGATACATAGTCTTGTAATTGCTTTTCAGTTTCAGCACTCCAAGGTATTTGACACCATTGTTGTTCTACTACTACTGCAAAATCTTCAACTAATTTAGCCTTATTATTACCTTGTTCATTTATAGGTACATTAGGTATTCCTCTTTTAGTAAGTTGTGAACCAATGGTTTCACCAAGTCCAGTTTGACCAAAGTTTACAGTAGCACCATTATATAATCTTGAATACATAGCTAATTTATCCCATTGAGCATCCCATCCAAGTCTACTCATAAGGTCAATTTTAACAACTTTTCCTTTACTATCTCTAATAACACAAGGCTTACCATCGCCCTTAGATGCAGGGTCATAGCCTATAGTATATGTTTCGAATGGGTCAACTTTTTCCCATTCAGACCAAAATTCAGCCATAGCTTCATCTGAACGACAATCGAGTGGAGGCCTAACGAGAACTCTGTCATAGTGAGGGAATACGGAGTTAATCTCCATGATGAATTCAGCTAGATAGTCTTGCCTGTATCTATCATTAGTCATTCCCATCTTAATCTCATCTTCAAAGGTGATAGGATTACCCATTGAATCTTCGCCAACAATAGTGTATCTTTTAGCTGCCATATGAGGGTTATCCCATGTTGAAAAATGAAATGTTTCGTAAGAAGGAGAGTAGAGAGAAGAATCTTTATCTCCCATTAAAGATAACTTATAGAAATAAGTCCGACCTCTAGGAGTACTGTTGATTAATGCGATTCCGCCTTTGCCACCTGGACCTCTACCAGGTGAGTCAAGTCTTTGTCTAAGGTTAGCCCAAACTGTATCAAGTTCTTTAACTCTAGCAGCCTCGGTTATAGTTACAATATCAAGACCAACTCCGACTAAAGTTTCAGGGTCATCAGCTGAGTGGACTTCTATGATTCCACCATTGATAGTTTCTATAGTTAGATTAGATAGTGAGATGTCATAAACTAGTTCCTTAGGTAGTAACTTCTTTAAATCACGCCAATTTTGCCTTGCTAATCTCATATTAGGAGCAACTATCCACCAAAGTACAGGAGGATTTACATCAATGGAACGTTCCTCATTTTCCATTTCTATAAATCTCATTACACCTTCGCCAATAGATCCTAAGTCTTTTCCAAAACGGTTCCCACAGACAAGTATCTTAAATCTGGCTTCACTATCATGAATCTTCTGTTGTGCAGCATGGGGAGAGTAGGGGATAGTGACTTTCTTAAATCCATTGGCTTTTGCCATTCGACAAGAGCCACAAGTCTTTTGATTATTGTATCTATTTTGTGAAGGAACCCAAACTCTTTCAAAATGCTTTCCACATTCTTCACATATTCCAATTCTTTCAGCAGAGGAATGCTGTATATATTTTTCATTTATACGGTCAATTCGACCAATTGAGCCACCTTTTCTAGGCATAATATCACCTTCCAAAGTAGGCTCAAGGCTCAAATATTTATTTCTATTTCTTTTTTACATTGTTTGCACCATATAAATATCTTTTTAGCTTTACTTTCTTTTTCAACCCTGCATAGTTTTTTACCACAGTGAGGGCAGAGGTACCATTCCTTAGTCATGTTAAGACCTCAAATCTCTTACTGGAAGCCCTGCATCTTTTAGAGAGTGCCATATATCAAGAAACATTCTTTTATAGAAGCCATTGGCATATCTGCGAGAACCATCTCCCCAATCGCTGTATCGTTCCATAAACCCTATATCTATCGGCTCACTATTGTCAGATAAAGCGAGGTATATACAATGTACAGTTGTCTTCCCAGTACTCCTGTTTCTAGCACGACATTTTTTGCCGTCAAAATGAGATATACAAGATTTAACGACACTTTCTTTATAAGAGAATAATAAGCAAGGGCATATATCAGGAAATGGAGTTCTATTAATTAGCCACTCTTTCTGCCATGGATAAAGTTTCATATTTAAAACTTTTTCAATCAAAGGTATAGTTTCTTCTGTTATTTCCATATAATCACCAACTTTCAAGTATAAAAATAGCCCAGTCCTCGTAAGGAACATGGGCTTGAGTAGTAATATATAATTTTGGCAGGCACCTAGGGAATTGAACCCTACACAGTCGGATTTGGAGTCCAACTCGCCACCTTGGAACATGGGCACCTATATTTGGTGAGAAGTGGGTGAGTCGAACGCCCCGAGTCTAAGACAACTGATTTACAGTCAGCACCGCTACCTCTACGGTATAACTACCCATAATAAAACCCGTCATATTCGACGGGTTTAGAATTTAATTTCGCATAGAAAAAGAAACCTTATAAGAGTACTATAACAATTATTTGTTATTTAATGAATCTATTAGGCGTTTTTTGACTATAGTTTGCATTTCTATTATATCTAATTCTTGACTTGTGCCATCATACCTTACATAAAGTTTATTATCATTTGACAGGTATATAATTGTTTTATCAAATGCTGCGGGTATAGAAATTTCAATTACAAAAAGATTATTATGAGTTTGATTATTTTTGATTACGGGAATAAATTCTATAATAAAATCATCTGCTATAACTTTAGGCTTAATATCATAAATTTTACTAAATATTAGTTGGCGAATATTATCTTTTTGTTCACTACTTAATTCAATCCCTTTAATTATTCTTTTATCTGTAATACCATATAATATTCGTCCACCTTTAGAATTAAGAAATGAACATATATATTTTAGAATGGATTTTTTTATTATATCATGATAATTATCTTCAGATCTAATTTCTTTGAATTCATAATTTATATTTTCTTCTTTTGGATATTTGCAATCATATACCAATGAGTCATTAATTTCAAAAGAATAATCTGTTGATTTTATTGATGTTGCATTTGAAGATATTACATACTTTATCCAAATATTTACTAAAGAGTCTATAATGCTTTGTGGTAGGGTACTTATTCTATCGGTAAGTAGGTTAACATCTAGGAATATACTATCCAAGATTAATGCATAAGATTTAATAGGTAATTTGGATAGATTCTCAGGAATTTCAAAAGTAGTCTTATATTTGTTAAATCTAGAATTTGAAGTTAATGGAACACATAAAACCCTATTATAATAATTATTCATAAATTTATTTGATAAAACAATAAAGGGCCTCTTAGATTCTGGAGCTTTACTTTGATCGTTGTATTGATTCACAAAAAAGATATCACCTTGTTGTATCATAATAATACCTCATTTCTAAATAATTTTAATATATATTATTATACAACAAATACAGTAGTCTTGCTTAATAAAAGGTTATTTTGTATAATAACTCCAATTTTCCTTAACAAATCCCCTTATACCAGTACCAGGATTATACTCAGGATATAACTTTAAGAATTCAGCTTCAACATCTTCCAAAGTTTCACCTTCAATTAATCTATGCTTTACTAGATAGAGTAGGGCAAGGGAAGGGGAGCGACTAAATCCTTCGTTGCAGTGGATTAGAACTTTCAATCCTTGATTAAGTTTCTCATGAATAAAATCTAATGCCTTGTCAATCATGCCTTTGTCAAAGAATATTGACTTTGGAGCATCAACTATATTCATGTAAAGTCTATTTCCACGTTTAGCCCATAGGTATTCTGGATGGTCCTTAGGAGCACCTTTAGTAGCATAGCCCAATAATTGTCTATGGAACGGCTCTTTACATGCGTGACAAATAGCAAAGTTATTGTTCAATGCTTCAGGAACATCATATTCATTTCCAACAAATAATCCTTTAATTACTTCTTTCATTTACATTCCCTCCTTAATTAATTTCATATCATAGATATACCCTTTGTCATGGTTTCCAACATAAAAATAAAAGAACTCTTCAAATGAGTTCAATTCAATTATTTCAATATTGTTCCAATCAAATTCTTTGCAAAATTTAAGTTCAATCATCTCAAATACTCCCTCACAAAATAGTACAATTGATGATAGATAAATAATCCAGCATATTTTTTATCAATAAAATGTATATCAATGCTGTATCTATGACCAAAGGCAAGGAGGGAGGCTGTAAAGGACTTTTCGTTGTATTGAGTACTATATTTATGATTAATAATTTTCTCAAACCCAGCAGATTCTTCTACCATCATAATAAAGCGACTATCCTTGGCCCTTATAAATTCACTTTCTAACCTAGTTCTATCATTTGTTAAATTTCCACTAAGTTCCTCTAAAGATCCTTTTCTTTCAATAGTGCAATCAAAGTAAGTATCTCTTATAATGCCAAGTTCAGGATTAGCAGGGAGATAGCATGAATAGTCCCCATAATCAAGTTTTCTACTGATATGGGGAACCTTCTTATCATCAAAATATTTAATTATATGTTCATTGGCATTTTCCCTAGTATCGACTACGATAGTAATGCTTTTCAACAATTCATTTAGTTCCTTTTCGGTATATCGATATTGTCTTATCATATTTATCACCTAATCGTCATTATCTATTGAAACACCAACAGAAGTTCTTTCTCCAGAAGGAGTTTCGAATTGAGCAAATACTTTCATTTTCTTTCTTCCGCCATTTTCATCTCTAGTAATTGAATTTGCATTTTTATCACGGATATCATTTAGATTTTTAAGTGCTTCCGTAAAAAGTTTAAAGTCAAGTGGTTTTTTTATGTTATCTACAACTCCTGATAAAACATCTTTACTTAGCCCTAAATCTACAAGATTAAGCATAATATCAGTAATACTTTTTGATGTAGTTATCTTTTTAAGTTCAATCTCAAGTTTTGCTTTCTGTTGTTCGGCTTTTAGATATTGATCGCTTAATTTTGTGAGAGTTTCTGTTTTTTCTATAAGTTTGCCCTTCATATTATTTTCATCATCTACAGATATAGTAGGGGAGGACATAAGGGGATTGAATGGAAGTAAATTTTCTTCTACAATTTCACCTTCTAAAACTTCTATATCTTCAGTTGTCTTTTTATTTTTAGACATATTTATCACCTACTTAAAATTGGGACGACGATCCACAAATTCTTTCACGGCTACGGCTATCATATCATGGTATCCTACCTTCATAACTGACATAGAATTTGCATTATCTACTATTGTTTTGAATTCCTCATATAGGTCCTTAGGAAAATTTCTTATGTTGACATTGACTAGATTATCATCGGTATGCTTTTTAGGCCTACCAGGACTAATCTTTGGAACTTCGCCATTTTCTTTCCAATAATCATAATGCCTTCTAAGTATGCCATATTGATTGACCATTCCACCTTTAATAGGTTTTTCAAAGACTTCAAATAAGTGTTCTATAGGAGTCAGTTCTTCCAGATATTTAATTCCTTCAACCTTTTTTTCACTAACAGCATTTTTAGCTCTAGTATCAGGAATTCCTTCCATTTTACATATATCAAAATAGTTATAGTAGTTTTTAGGAAGTCGCTTATTATGAATTTTTCTTGGTCTGTCCATTTTTATCAACTCCATTTTTAGACAATAAAAAAAGACCTGCCTACCGATTAAGGTAAACAGGTCTGCATGAGACGCTTTTATTTAATTTCTCTATCATATTTTTCAAGCATAGGGTGGAAGTATTTTTCTTCGGCTTCTTTTCGTACTTGTGCTGCTTCTTCTAAATCGGTAAAACTCCCTAAATAATGTCTTATTCCTTTAAAATAAATTTGGGCTACCCACTTATTTCTATTTCTATTCCACGAAACACCTTTAACACCGCTTGTATTTCTTTTTGATAATTTTGAATTAAGGAAACATAGTCCTGTTCCTTCTTTAAACTCATTAACTGAATTATGTTCAAATAGATTGGAAATATTCATTTCCGCTTTTTCCCTTTGCAAACATCCGCAACTTTTTGTTGCACCATTTCTTAAATTCCGAGACTCTATTTCGATAGTGTTACCACACTCACACTCACATTCATATATAATATTGCCTCCGTTACCACGACCCACTTCTTTTATTGCTGTGAGCTTGCCAAATTTCTTGCCTTCTAAATAATGACGATTCTTTCCGCCTATTTTATTGCCATTTATTCTCGCTTTTTCCTTTTGCAAACACCCGCAACTTTTTGTTGCACCATTTCTTAAGCTAGAGGAAATTACTTCGCAAGTATTCCCACAGTCACACTTGCACAGCCAAAGAATCTGTCCCCACTTATTACGCCTATTCTTTTTTAAAATTGTTAATCTTCCAAATTTCTGTCCTGTTAAATCAATTATTCTATCCACTTTGACACTCTCCTTTTTATTTTTGGTGTGCTTGTTTTTCTAATACTCCTTCTTTAAAATAAAAAACACCCTCTGTAGTAGATACATAGTGCGTTATCTCTTTACATTTAGGGCATATTTTTTTACCTTCCCCGTCAGCTTCGAGGAGCTTCTTGTTACACTTTTGACATCTAATGTCCTGCATTTAATCACCGCCTAAGTTTTATTTTATGTATTAAAAAAGGACAGCCAATTTTGACTATCCTTGTGAATTAATTATATTTAAATCTCTCTTTTTTCTTCAGTAGATTTATTTAACCACTCTTCAAAAAGAGGTGCATTAATTTTGTTCGTATTTCCAATTTTAATTATTGGAAAATCAGGCTCACTTCTTATAAGTTCATACAACTTTCCTCTACCTACTCCATATTTTTCAGCAGTTTCATTTACCGTTAGAAGATATTTATTTTTATTTAAGACTGATTGATTAGTGGTTTCAGAAGGGATATTTTTAGAAATTAAAGTCTGTCTATTATTGAATTTGTCTTCATTTATCATTTCAGCAAATGCTTCAACTACCAACTTTAAACCCTTAACCAATTTTTCCTCTGTATTCATCTGATACACCCCTTTATAAAATTTACTTAATAAAAGTATAGCATATCAGATGTGAAGTTACCTTATATTATTACCTAATTTAGGCATACATCTAGGCAAAGCACATTTATAACTTAGTCCAGTCCATGTACCCCAAGGGCAACCTTCGCATTTATGACCTTTGCGTTGTTCTTCTTTGATTTTGAATAGACATTTCGCTAATCTGCATTCAAAATTTCCATCTAGTTTTTCAAAATAATATTTGCATTCTTCACATTTCATTTTTTATCACCTACACAAAACTTTGCAAAGTTTTCTAATTCAGGCCACGTTTTGCTTAAAAGTGTTTTTACCGTAGTAATGCAATTCTTTACAATCTCACCTAAAGTAGGCATTTCACCATTGTTTTTTTCTTCATATTCAGCTAAATAATCTAGTAGCCTTTGAGCTTTTTTTGAAAGTTTCATTTTCTCACACCCTTTTGAGGATTAAAATATTGTTGCTTGTATTTATCTTTTTCAATTTTATGCTTAACTTTTTCTATGTATTTTTTATCTAAAGAGATCCTTAGAACGGTACCACGTAAATAATCTGAATCAGGTACTATCTGCCTATCCATCATTTTTAATAGATTCTTACAGGTTCCAAGGTACTTAACATGACCATGGTTTTTATATTTCCCAAGGGTATTTATAATAATATGGCCGTCTTTGTAATCGTCTTCAATTACTATATATGGTCCATGTGTATAAGCTAATTTGCCCATAATATCAACTCCGATTTGATATGTAAAAAAGACCAAGAATTAGTCCTGGTCTTAATGTATTGTGTATAGGTAGAACTATCTGCACGTTCACTTATTGGCACCTTAGGTATTTAGGATTATATATCCTCACCGACGGTATAAACTTTTCATTAGCCACCTATTATAATTTATATGAAGTTTTTAGCTAATCATAACTAAGGCACTCCATGAGCCGATAAAAGGGTAGGAGGGAAATACAAATGACAGCATTAAAAATAATGCCAATGGCGGAGAAGGAGAGATTTGAACTCTCGTATCTCATAAGAGATATCTTCCTTAGCAGGGAAGTACCATCAGCCTAGCTCGGTCACTTCTCCATGTTTTTATTTATTATCATATTTAGCCCATCTAGTATTTTTAAACATTTCATATAGTGTCTTATTGATCCATCTACCTCTATATTGAATGTAGGGATTGAAGAAGTACTTAGTTTTATGGTTAGTAATGTTTTGAGCTATAATTCCTCTATCTATTAATGTCTTTATAGAATTGTCAGTGGTCTTTTGGGTTAATCCTAAATTTATGGAAATCCATTCTTTATTTATTGGTTGGTTATTTCCAAATGCTATTAAGCCACTTTTATAGTGTGTATTTGAAATCATAAGTAACAATATTCTATATTCTGATGCAGTAAGTTTTTCGTTAGCTAGTTGCTTAGATGCAAATTCACTTAGCATAGAGAACTTTTTATCTTGACCAAAATTATAGATTTTATCTTCCTCTAGATCTGCTCCATGTTGTTTAGAGAATGAAATTTGCTTTTTCCTTATAATTCTATCGCCTTCAAATAATTCTTTTTCAATTTCTCCAGTTTCAGCATGAACTATATAACTAATAGGTTGTTGAGTATTCTCCAAGCAAATCACCTCTTTAAAGCTATGGAAAAAATTTTCCACGTGTAAAAACTCTGAAATCGTTGAAATTTCAATTAGAACTACTATTCCAATGCGACTTTGGCCCTTTTATATAATGTAATGAGCTGATAAAACAAAAACACCCCTTTTTCAAGAGATGTTTTAAAATATTTATCAATATACAGATATATTCATTTTAATTATATCACAGTTCAGAAACTCATATAGTATCAAAATGGTATCAAAATCGCCTGAAAATGTATAAGAAATGTATTAAAAACGTATTGAAAAAGCATAAACTGCATATTCGTTAGCTTATACGCATACGTGTACGCTGGACAATCGCATATCACGAATAGAGCATTGTGCATTTTACTACTTTTGGCTACAGTTTTATGATATATATAGGATTCAAATGATGATAATAAAATATTCATAGAATATTTTCATGTAACATTATAAGTAACATGATGTGAATTTTGATGTTTTTTATGATGAATTTTTTATGATTTTTCTATGATGTTTTGAACTTTTCTGGCCTTATAGGAAGGGAATATTTTTTCTAGAGGTAACTCTCCGGGCCGAGGTGCAATGGTCCCCCCACGGGTCGGCGAAAATATATCAAATAGGGCAGATATAGCATAAAAAGAGAGTAAAATGCACATGAAAAAGGTTTGTGCAAGCATTGGAAACAGTGATGTATAGAATATAATGCTTAAAATGCATAAATTCGCTAATATATTTGATTAATTCATCAATTATTAGTCACAAAACAGTAATTTTATGACTAATCTTTAAGTATAGTAATTGATGGGGAATAGAAGGTTAAAGTGATAAGGTATAGTATAGGATATATGGAAAGTATTGGAATATATATTACATGAAAAGGGTTTATTTAGGGGCGATGATACTGTTATATATGAGGTATAACAAACATAACAATATAATTACAGTATTAAATTAAACATATATAGACGTATAGCAGAAGTACATACACAATACACTATAGATATACTCAAATAGATTAATAATGATAGATAAAGCAAACTAATTAATATTAAAATAATTTATATAACATAGTAATTACAATGGTTACGGAGAATAAAAGATATAAAATAATTGAACAAATCTATTGACATACGTATAAATACGTGCTATAATAAGTTATAGATATAAAAGAGGTGGCGATAGATGAAATATAGCGAATTAAAGAAATACTTAAAGAAAAATGGTTGTAATTTTGTTCGTAATGGAGCAAATCATGAAATTTGGTACAGTGAAAAGACGAACAAAGAATTCCCAGTCGGGCGACATAATTCAAAGGAAGTAGCATCTGGCACTCTTAAAGCAATATTAAAGCAGGCAGGACTTGAATAGAGTCCTTCTTGCTATTACAAATATATAAAGATAAAATATAAGGAGATGAATAATATGGCTAAATACGTATATCCTGCTATTTTCTCAAAAGAGGAAAATGGATTGTATTCAATAGTCTTTCCTGATTTTGAGGCATGTTTTACTCAAGGTGACGATATTCAAGATGGGTTATTTATGGCGAATGATGTACTATGCTTAACTCTATATGATATGGAAGAAAATAAAAAGGAGATTCCAACTCCATCAGACCCATTAAAAATCAAAGTTGAAAATAATGAATTTGTCACATTAGTGAGTTGTGATACTCTAGAATATCGTAAGTTCTATGATAATAAAGCTGTAAAGAAAACATTAACGATTCCGTCATGGTTGAATACGATGGCAGAGAGAGAAGAGATTAACTTCTCACAATTGTTACAAGAAGCGTTAAAAGACAGATTACAAATACAATAATATAGGTAAAAAGGAAGAGCAGGAAGAATTAAGACAAAAGTATTATAGAAGATAAGCACTATAGCAAATTAACATAATCTATCAGAAGAGAGTATCAACAAAATCCTAGAGTAAAATCTAGGGTTTTTAATTGTACCTAGATTACAGAAATATTAAAATTAGGATGAAAAATATAATATCATGCAGTAAAATAGAAAATTATGTATAATAGATATGATGGGTATATAAAACAAGGGGGATAAATATGAGCTTAATGAGAAGTCAAAAGAATTCACTATTAGAAGAAATTAAAGAATCGGCACTAAATCCTTTTAATTTTGATTGGGATAACGAGATAGATGAGAATACAGATTTGCTATTAGAAGTATTAAAATATAAGGGAACCGAATATTATTTTGCCATAGTAGTGGATGATGATATTTTTAGGGTTGGCTACACTCCAGGAGAAAACATGTTATATGAAAGAACTGAGTATGATGAATGGGAAGAGATTTTATACTATTTCAGAAATTGGTTAAGTTGCCTAAAAAGAGAAATATCTCAACCAGATTTATGGGAAGAGTTAGAGAAAATCAAAATGGATGATTTAATACCAGAATTAGATGGACTTGAGTTTGAAGATAAATATGAAAGAGAAGAGTTTTCTTATAGAGAAGTAATGCAAATAGAACAAGGTATCAATGATATTAGAAATTATTTAGTTGAAACTTCTAATGGAAATGATGAAGAGATTAAAATTATTAATCAAAAGTTAGATTATTTGACAGATGCAGTTAAAAGAATGGGAAGAACAGACTGGAAAAATATATTTATTGGTGTAATGATTGATATTGGAATCAATATAATTTCAAATCCAGTACAAAGGCAAAAAATTGGACAAATGATACAAAATATGTTTTCTGGAATTGTAAAGCTAATATCTATTCCATAAGGAGGAAAGTAATTTGTTTGATAAAATAAATTTAAAAGAAGTTTTTTCTTTACCATTTAGAATATATTTCTCTGTGCTAGTTGGATTAGGATTGTTATTATTTTTACCTTCTGGAATAATAGGCAAGCTATATCTTGATGAATTTTTAAATAAGTATGGTATTTATGTAGGCTTTGCATTTATCATTCTTTTTTCAATAGTAGTATTTTCTATTATAGGTAAGATCTTTATATTAATTAAAAATAAATACTCGAATTACAAATTTAATAGAAATAAAGATAAGGTTTTGGAAGGCTTAAATCCTAATGAAAAAGCTATTTTGTATCTATTCTATAAAAGCGAAACTAATACATTATATTTGCCATATAATGATGGTTTAGTTGCTAAGTTAAGAAGTTTTTTTATTATTACTCCTACAACCAACTCTATAATTACTGGGAATTTAAATAATCCTAGATTCCCATTTATGATGCAGCCTTGGGTTCATGGTTATATAGACAAAAACTACAATGAGTATTTTAAAGGAATTGATTTAAATGAAGAAGAATTATATGGTATTTTACAAAACTTTTCGACTTCTGAATTATATTAATATTGAATAACTAAATTTTTCTTCATTATATAATATAATAAATAGATTAAGGACCAAGTAAGGTCCTATTCCTTTTGCTTTCAAAAAAACGTCAAATAATTTTATCTATGAGTATAACAAAAATTTTATTAAACATCTTAAATCTAGTACTTAAGGGTAAAAGAAACTTATTGGCAGAAGAATATTTCTTTATGTGCAAAGCATTAGAAGTTTCACTTGATGCTATTTTTAAGTGATGAAGATGAATGGGGGGCAATCGTGACTAAATTGTTTACTCAACGAGACTTAGCAGAAAGATGGCAAGTAGATGTAACTACTATAACAAATTGGAGAAAAGATGGAATATTAATTCCGTGCAAAGGCATTCCTTCCATAAGGTTCACAGAGCAGCACATTTTAGAATTGGAAGGAGTTAAATTGGAAAAGGTATCTCCATTGATGTATCAAAAGCTGGAAAGGGAGTTAGAGGAACTAAAATTACAAAATGAAGAGCTAAAAGAAATATTAAGTAACATTTTAGCAGAAAGTAGCAAGGTTATTAATTTAATAAAAGAGGTGAATTAAATGAAGAAAAAGTACGATGCAACGTATAAACTGGGAGATGCGATTGTTCATGTAGTAGCTCCACCACCAATGACAGAAGAAGAAAATGAGAGAATACTTAGCGAATTTCACCAAGCGGGCTATGAGATTTGGAAAAATCTAAGTGCAGAAGAAAAATTAAGACTCTAG